AACGTGTTCGACATATCAGTTGCCTGACTTTGAGCGTCTGATGTCTGAAGGTGAGTTTGCAAAGTATGGTATCGATGATGTCTATTGTGTATCAGTCAATGACAGTTTCGTAATGAACTGTTGGGCAAAAGACCAGAACCTCGAACATGTGAAAGTTGTTCCTGATGGTTCGGGTGAGTTTACTCGCAAGATGGGTATGTTGGTTGACAAAGCAAATCTTGGTTTCGGGTATCGTTCATGGCGTTATGCAATGATTGTTGATAATGGTGTGGTCGAGGCATTCTTACCAGAACCAGACTTTGGGGACAATCATGGTGAAGACCCATATGGCGAATCATCTCCACAGAATGTCCTAAAAGTTCTGGAAAGTCTCGAAGTGACTGGAGCTCCTGTCTAAGCCATTGATATTGTTATGAAAGAAAGTTCTTGACAATTTCTGCCCAAGCTGATACTATAAAGGTATAGTGAGAAGAGAGGTTGTTATGAATATTTATTTGGAAGACAATGGTTATGAGGTTGAGGATTACATCAACGCAGTTGCTGTGATTCTCAATCTTGACAGTCATGAGGGTGACCTTCGCATTGACTTGATGAAGAAGTGTGATGGTGATGCTGGTGGTTATTGTTACGGTGATGCCGAAGACATCGATATCGAGATTGCTACACACGTTCAAGGTGAGGCTCTTGATATTGAGACTATCAAAGTCAACATTGCTCATGAGATGATTCATGCTCAACAGATTGCCAGTGGTCGGTTGAATGACCACGGTATTCAGATTGTCAACGACTGTCTGGTTAAAGTTGCCGAGTGGGATGGTGAGTATCATACGAATACAAAGTATGAAGACCAACCGTGGGAAATCGATGCGTATGGTCGTGAAGCACAGGTATCACAAGAAGCAAAGGACATGTTAGCACAATGGAACTAGATGCGTTGAAAATGTTGTATGCTGAATATAAACGAAAGCATAGTCACAAACAAAACCGTGGTGCTGCTGGTCGAGTGGACTCAGAGAAGTCTAAGACCTATCAAGCAGAGTTTGCCTTTCAGAGACGATACAAAGTCAAAGAGTTCGAAAATCTGAAAGAAGCACAGAAACGTGCAAAGCAAATCTATGCGACCAAGAAGTGGCAGAAGGTCTGGAAACTAGAAGGTCGCACAGACCGTAACCTCATGAAGCAACCCGCAGTTGTTCTCAAAGAACGCAACACGGGTCGTGGCACTGCTGGTTGGACTGACGGTTGGTCGGTAGTCCTAGATAGTAAAGCAGGGTTGGACGAATACACTCTGTTGCATGAGTTGACACATTGTTTGGGTCACATGCATCATGGTCGTTCTTTCCGCCGTGCCTTGTTGGAACTGGTCGGTGCATTCATCGGTGCAGATGCCAAGAAGATACTCAAGGAAGAGTTCGCCAAACGCAAACTCAAATGTGGTAAGGCTCGTCAACCATTGACATATACTCAGTGGAAAGCAGCACGAAATAAAATGGAAAATATACGAAATGTTTAATCATGAACAAGTAGAACTAACTGAAATGAATGCGGTGACAACCGACTCTGGACGTAAGTATAAGACCCCCGAAGGAATCGACCTTCCATCTATCACAACTGTCCTGTCTATTCTATCTCGTGACTCTATCGCAAAGTGGCGTAAACGTGTTGGTGAAGCAGAGGCAAACAAAATCTCTGGTCGTGCATCAGGTCGCGGAACTCGTGTTCACGAAATCACTGAGAAGTATATTGACAATGACCCGAACTACAAAGACGGTTATACTCCAGACATCATTCACTCATTCAATGTTATGAAACCAATTCTTGATGGTTTGATTGGAACTGTCTACGCACAGGAAGCACCGCTCTACTCTACACACTTGGGTGTTGCTGGTCGTGTTGACTGTGTTGCTGAGTTTGATGGTAAACTGTCTATCATCGACTTCAAGACTGCAATGAAGAAGAAACAGAAGAGTTGGATTAACAACTACTTCATGCAGGAAGCCGCATATGCTATTATGTGGGAAGAACGCACGGGACAACCTATCACACAGTTGGTGACTATCATCAGTGTTGATGGTATGGATAAACCACAAATCTTTGTCGAACATCGTGATAACTGGATAAATTCTTTGCGTGACACCATCAAAAAGTATAACGAAGAGCAAGATTCGACTTCCATTTTATTATAAATAGTGGTATAATACTATTTGTATAAATGGGAAATCGATGTTATCTCTTAACGAACTCAGCGAAAGTGTTCTCTCGTTTGCGGAAATAATCCGTCCAGACAGAGAATATCGGGCAGACCTCTTCATCAAAAAGATGAAAATGGGTGAACCATTCGAACTTACGAGTGGTGACAAGGTTGTTATTCAATACAGCGCAGACATTGAAAAAGCAATCCGCACAGGAAATAAGAAAGGTCTGTCTACGAAACCATTGGTGACGGCTGATGGTGAAGAGTTTGGATTCGGTAAACTCAAGAAGTCTCAGGAGTTCGGTGGCGGAACTCGTGGTTCGGGTGGTGGTGCAGACCAGACCCGTGCAACCGAATCCGCACAATGTGTATATGCACAAGTAATCTGGGACAATCCAAATACAAAGTTCTCCCCTGATGACTTGAAGGCTGCATACGCAAAGGTAAACAGTGACGCGAAGATAGATGAAATCCTTCTGTCAGATGACGGTTGGATTGCATCATCTATCAACGGTGCAAGACTATTACACAAGGCACTCAAACGCAAACAGTATACATGGCATCGTGGTTCTTCGTGGGTTGATGCACTTGAGAACAAATTCAAAGAACTTAATCGACAAGAGAAAATATTTAAGAACGTAAACAAGTGGACTCCCGCAGATATCTGGGCAGTTGCGAGAGGCGCAGAGAACAAATACAATATTCTCAACGCATCGAGTATCTCAGAACTCAATAACGAGTTGTTGAAGGCATATGCGGAGAGAGACATTATGGGCATCTCTCTCAAGAAAATTGGTAAGAAACCGAAACTGGTTCAGGTGAACTATAAGAAGCCGTTCAAAGCGCCGAAGTTTACAACCAAGACATACGGTAAGAGAGAGTTCTTTGCTGCCAAAGATGGTTATCTATACTTTGCTGGTAAAGGTCAGATTCAGTTCCGAACCTTCCCAACCTTCCAATGTGAGATTGTCGCTACTAAAGCAAAGCATGGTAAGGTATCATACGGTGGTATCAGTGAGGCAATGAAACTCGCAGTCGGTAGACCTCTGACTGATAAGAAGGTGATTGAACGTCTTTTCAAATCAAGTCCTGATAAGTTCTACACTCAGTTCTATCAGAACTATTCGATGAGCAATAATCCAAAGATGACCAAAGAACAGTTCATCAAAAAACTAGAGGGAAAACAGGTTGATTGGTTGATGTCTAAGTATATGGTAACCGAACTGTTTACCGCAATCGAAGGTAGAGAACAACAGGTAATCGAATATCTTTACCGTATTGCTAAATCCCAAACCAAAGACTCCGCAGTCCATTTGAAGGTAATGTAATGACCACCACGATACTTCACTTCCCAGATTTTCTCCGTGAGCAAAAGAATACTCACATGACTCATATCGAGGACAAGGTTCTCTATGGTGGTGTGAACGGAACTCGTCAGGCAATCAATGCATTGCGTGAACTTCGTGACATGCTTGCGGGTGAGACCAGTTCTAAACTATCGGTCAAGTGGGATGGTGCGCCTGCAATCTTCGCAGGACAAGACCCGTCAGACGGGAACTTCTTTGTTGCGAAGAAAGGTATCTTTGCGAAGAATCCTAAAATCTATAAGTCTGCCGCAGAGATTGACGCAGAGATGTCAGGTGACCTTGCAGACAAGATGAAGGCTGCACTTCGTTACCTACCTGAACTGGGCATCAAGGGTGTCGTTCAGGGTGACTTCTTGTTTTCAAAAGCAGACCTAAAGAATGAAACGATTGATGGTCAGAAGTATACAACCTTCCACCCCAATACAATCATATACGCAGTTCCATACGAACAGGCAGAATCAGTTCGCAAAGCGCAAATCGGAATCGTCTGGCACACAACCTACAAAGGGAGTGACTTTGAAAGCATGAAGGCATCCTACGGTGTTGATGTATCAAAGTTTAAGACCTCTAAGAATGTATACTCTGCTGACGCAATGTTGCGTGATGTCGGTGGTGCGACAATGAACAAGAAAGAGACCGCCGAGGTGACCAAGCATCTGTCAACGGCTGGTAAACTCTTCAACAGTATTGCGGGTTCGACCTTGCGTGAACTGGAAAAGAACCAAGAACTCGCACGATTGATTGAACAATACAATAACACCTTCGTGCGTGAGGGTCAGGTCATTCCGAATAGTAACAAACATGTCATGGGTCTTATCAAATGGATTGACAATAAGTTTGTAAAAGAGATGGAGAAACGTAAATCAGAGAAGGGTCGCATGGTTCAACAAGCAAAGTTGGATGAAATCATGAAGTTCTTCTCTACACGGAACAAAAAATCTCTTGTAAACATGTTTGATTTACAGAAAAATATTGTATTAGCGAAACTAAAACTTATAAATAAACTTAATAGTATTGCAAACTATGATGCATTTGTGCAAACCAAAAAAGGTTATAAGGTTCGCACCGGCGCAGAGGGTTTTGTTGCTATTGATAAATTAGGTGGTGATGCGGTCAAGTTGGTTGACCGCTTAGAATTTTCGTATAATAACTTCAGTCCTGACATACTGAAGGGATGGGATAAACCGAAGAGGTAATAAAATGGCTAAACCAATGAGCCTGAAGACTTTTATCAACGTTGACTACACCCAAACGGGTGACCCTCAACAGGCATATAACGCAAAGAAACGTAAGCGTGATATCGGTGCAGGAACGGATGCAGAGTATTCTTCCACCCACGCGCCTATAGAGACAGAAGCACTCACTGTCCAACAACGCCGTAAACTGGCAAGAAATCTCAAGAAGAATAAAGCGAAGATTGCGCGAGGACGTAAGATTGCAGCACGCCGTGTTGCGAATATGGATACGTTAAAGAAACGCGCTCGCCGTCAGGCCCGTGGAGCAATCGTCAAGAAGATTACTAAGGGTATAGATAAGTCTGAGTTGTCAGTAGCTCGCCGCGCAGAGATTGAGAAGCGTGTAAGTAAAATGGGTTCACGCATTGACAGAATCGCGAAGAAACTTCTTCCAACGGTTCGTAAGTCAGAGCTCGCAAGAAAAAGAGGCGCAAAGAAGAGTGATTAAGAATTTCAGTCAATATTTGGTAGAAGAAGAACGTGAAGTCTTCTTTACATTTGGTCGGATGAATCCACCAACGATTGGTCATGGCAAACTGATTGACGCTTTGGTCAAGAAGTCTAAGGGTGCTGACTATAAGATTTATGTGTCGCAGTCCCAAGACGCAAAGAAAAACCCCCTGTCATACTCAGATAAAATTAAACACCTACGCAAGATGTTCCCAAAGAATGGTCGTAACATCATCGTAGATAAGACTGCAAGAAACGCAATCGACATTGCCACCAAACTGTATGACATGGGTTATAAGAGAATCACAATGGTTGTCGGTGGCGACCAGTTAAGAACCTTTGAAGTCCTGTTGAACAAATACAACGGTAAGAAGGCGCGTCACGGATTCTATAACTTCGAATCAATTGATGTTGTATCTGCTGGTAGACGCGACCCTGATGCAGAAGGTGTTGAGGGTATGTCTGCAAGTAAGATGCGTCAAGCTGTGTCAGACAATGACTATCAAGTATTCTCACAGGGTATTCCAAAGTCCATGTCCGACAAGGACACTCGTAGACTCTTCAACGATGTTCGCAAGGGCATGGGTCTGAAAGAGGAACGTTCATTCAAACGACACATCGACTTAGGTAAACTGGATGACACTCGTGAGGCATATGTCTCTGGTGAGTTGTTTGAAATTGGTGATACTGTTGTTGTCAAAGAAAGCGATGAAGTTGGTATCGTATCCGTGTTGGGTGCGAACTATGTCATCGTTGAATGTGGTGACAAGAAACTTCGTAAGTGGTTGGACGCAGTAGAACTGGTTGAGAAGAAAGCACCTCAAGACTCTGAGATTGGTAAGGATGTCAAGGGGACACAACCTAAGAAGTATTATGCGAAAGACGCTGAAGGTGACGATATGTCTGTCGCGACCAAGAAGAAACGCGCCGCACACTTCAAGAAAGGCACTGCAAAGGACGATGATGACCCGTCTGCATACAAACCAGCGCCAGGCGACAAGGGTGCGAAAACCAAACCGTCCAAGTATACTAGGTCATTCAAGGCAATGTATGGTGAGTCTGGTGCTGGCGAAGAAGGCACAGACAAACTCGTCAAGAAGTATAAGAAGGATACACCAATGGAAGGTGTAGACGAGAAGTTCTTTGGTAAGACTGGTGCATTCGGTGACAAAGGCTATGGTGGAACTTTGATGCCAGCGTTTGACCAGTGGATGGACAAGAAGGTCTATAACAAAAAGAAATACGAGAAAGCAGTTCGAGGTTATTTGAACTGGAGACGCAAGAATCCAAAGGCTGGTTCAACTGGTGCATTTGATTTCTTGCGTGGTATGGGTGTTGAACGTCCTCGTCTCGTTATCGACTTCATGCAAGACCTCATCAAAAAAGGTAAATTACCAAAACATTTGGGTCTTGATAAACCACGAACAGGTAAATCAAAAACAGTCTTCCCTAATCAAGACTTTCGTGGTGTTCGGGCTCAGAAAGAAGATGCTGTCAAACAGGCAAAAACAGCCATTGATAGAGAAAAAGAACAAGATAAAAAGAAACATGATGCGATGCTCGACCGTGCAAGAATCGCCCGTGCAAAAGCAAAGAATAGAGAGACAAAATGATTAAGTTTAGTCAATTCATCACTGAGGCAGATAAAGCACTCACAAAGAAATCAGATAAGTCTGGTATCTCATACGGAACACTAAAGAAGGTCTATGACCGTGGTGTTGCCGCATGGAGAACTGGACACAGGCCAGGCACTACTCCATCACAGTGGGGCTACGCACGGGTCAATGCATTCATCGTGAAGAAGAAAAAAGGTGGATTGAACCACGATAAGGATTTAGCATAATGTCACTCTGGGATAACATCAATAAGAAGAGACAACGAATCAAACAGGGTTCAGGTGAGAAGATGAGAAAAAAGGGTGACAAGGGCGCACCGACTCCAGACCAAATAAAAAGAGCAAAAGGCGAAGACATGGAAGAAGGTAAGATAAATCAGGCGATAGTTCGCCGACAGGACATGGCGAAACTCGCAAGTCTGTATTCCAAAGCGATGAAAGCAATGCCAGGCTCACCGAAGCAGAAGGCACTGAAGAAACAGATTGACCAGTATCGTAGAGAACTGGGTGTGAATGAATCAGTCGAAGAGGTTCGTCAACCCCTTACTGTTCCGAAAAGTCTTGCGAAATATGTTGTCTATAAAAAATCAGGTATTGGTAAAATCAAGCAAGTCGCACATCTTAGAGCGATGCCAAAAGGTAAAGAGTTAGACAGAGTTCTCGACAAGTATGATGCCGATGGCGTCATTGCAATGTCTAAAATCCAGAGAAACAAGATGCAAGTTGAAGCAGTAAAGGTTGGGGATAAGGTCAAGTTCAAGAAAGGCATCGACCCAAAGACTGCTAGAAGTTATGGAGACGCAATAAGGAAGTCTGGCGAGGTTGTGAAGGACTACGGTGATGGTGATGTCAAAGTAAACTTTGGTGGTAATAATGATAAGTCTGTTGATGCTAAACTATTGGTGAAAGAAGCAAAGGGTAAATATGCCTCAGATGCTCAAATGGATGACTTCTTGAAAGGAATGGAAAAGCACCCAGATGTTAAAAAAATGTCGAAACATTACAATAGACCTGTAGGGGATATTGTAAAAGCATTACGAGCAAGGGTTAGTGTCAATCGATTGAGAGGTGGGAATGTTTATACTTTGAACTTCACCGATAAAGATAGTAAGTTAAAGGTTAAAGCAAAGAAACAATACGCTCCTCTGAAAGAAGCAGTCTCTCCAGCACAACAAGCCGCTATCGCTATCTCAAAGAAAGAGAAGATGAAAGAGGATGACTTTGAACCACACATGATGTATGACCCGAAGACTGGTAAAGGTTACAAAGCAGAGAAACCCGAAGACCATGAACGTATGAAGAAGATGGGTTATACTCATGAGAAACCTGAAATCAAAGAAGGTAAATATAAAGTCAACATCAAAGGCGAAGGCGGTGCTACTGTTCAAGCAAGAAGCGAGAAAGAAGCAATCGCAAAAGTAATGAAACAACTTGGCATTGCTAACCGTTTTGCAAAAGACAGAAGTTTCATGAAGAAGATTAGTGTTCTTGGTGAGTCTGTCGAAGAGTCTCGTGCATATCGTGATGCAATGAAAGGCATGAAGTCTCGCAGTGCAACTCGTGGTATGGCAACGACCAAGAAAGACAAAGATGTATCTGCTACGGACGATGACCGTAAGGCAGCGAATAAAAACATTATCATGCAGTTGCGTAAAGCGGCTGACTTACCAACGGGAGCAGAAGTTGAATTTGAACGAGGAAAAGGAAAAGTCTCTCGCGCTCAAGCGCAAGCAGCACTGGCGCGTTTTAATGCATTGGCAAGGCCTAATGACAAAGAGAAATTCCAAAAGTCCATCAGGTCTCTTTCGGACATCAAGAAAATATTAGGTAGATAAATGAAAAGATTTGACGAACATACAAACTGCGGAACTGACGAGTGTTGTGGCACTTGTTCGTCTCTTATTGAAAACAACATTTATCGTGTCGGGTCGGAAAGATATTACGAATACTTCCGTGAGGCACGGGAACAATATCATGCTGGTAATCTCGAAGTGGATGCCGCAGACTTGGATATCATCGAGTCTAATCTTGGTGAGTTTGCACAATGGCGTGGTGAGAATGTTGCACTGGACTGCATCTTTGAAGAAGAGAAGAAACAACCAGAACTCAATAAACCAAAAGCTGGTGGGCCAAAGAAATACTATGTGTATGTCAAAGACCCATCAAGTGGTAACATCAAGAAAGTATCTTGGGGTGACACAACAGGTCTGAAAGTTAAACTCAATGACCCGAAGGCGCGTAAGTCATTCGCTGCCCGTCACGACTGTGCAAACAAAACAGATAAGACAAAGGCCGGATACTGGGCATGTCGTTTGCCTAGATATGCGAAACAACTTGGTCTGTCTGGAGGCGGAAGCTTCTTTTGGTAAACCCCTATAAGGACATCTTCAGTCCTGACAAAACAGAACGAGTCAGAACCTTTGGAGAAGATGTTAGTGAAATGGATTTGATATGGCATCGTGACTCCTGTAATCGTGAGGTTACTGTTCTCGATGGTGATAACTGGAAATTGCAACTAGATAATCAGTTGCCTATGATTATGGAGAAAGGTCAATTGTATCGCATACCTAAGATGGTCTATCATAGAATCATCAAAGGTGAGGGAGACTTGAGACTGAAGATTTGGGATGAAGTTAATTAATGTTCTCTATCGCGGTGGCGGTGGAGGTGAGTTTCTGGGAAGTCTTCTGACGAAACACAGTGATGTTGTTACGAAGGAGGTTGAATATGATGAGTCGGTTGAGAGATGGTTCTTAGAAAGAAGTGATGAACTATCTCAACATTATATAGATGGTAGTGAACCCGTATCTGCTACGGACTGGGATGACGCTCTTTGGAATATACGACTAGACCACGGATATGGTTTTTATGTTAATGATAGTGCCGATACTTTTGATAGTTCTAATGAGGAGTATTATAAAAACTATCTTTGGAATGACTGGGATGAAACAAAAACAATTTTACTACAACCACAGTCAGAAAAAAGTGTTAAGTATATAGACCAACTAGCGGCCGCAAAACTTAATTTGGGGCCTAGTAACCAAGAAGGACACTGGTTAATAAATAATGGGTTTGATATTCACAGTTTTTGGAACGACCAGTGGGAATCGTGTAAAGAACTGACCGAACTATATAAGGATATTATTCCAGAGGGACACAGTTATATTGAGATTGACCCACATGATTTGTTCCATAGTGATGAGGAATTGTCGGAGAATACTCTCTATACCATGATAGATTACTTAAAATTTGACGATTACATGATAGATGAATGGATATTAAAAATCGATAAGTATCGAGTCAACAACAAAAAACTTATAAATAGAACTATAGTTTAATGGGAAAAACATGGCTAAAGAAACACAACTAGAGAGACTTTCTCGGATTGAAGCAGATTCCGCAGTAAGGTTTGACCGTCTTGAACAAAAGATTGACAAACTTGCTGACGCGATGATTGCTGTTGCCCGTGTAGAAGAAAAACTCATTTCAGTTGAACGTAATAACCAAAATAATTTCGAGCGTATGAATAAATTTTCTAAAAAACTAGACGAGATTGAGAAGAAGGTGGACGAGAACGCCCACACTGTCGCAATCATTAACAAAGTAGTATACCTTATCAGTGCCGCAATGATTGCTGGACTGGTCAAATTTATGTGGATGTAACGGAGAAATACAATGAAAACATCAGACATCAAAAAGTTGGGTGAAGCGTGGGCATCCGTAACATCCAAAGAAGAAGAACTAGAAGAAGCCAAGACCGAAGAAGGTAATGCGTTTACTAAAGCGTTGCAAGCCGCCAAAGATAAAGGCGAAACAGCATTCGTTGTTGCCGGTAAAAAATATGATGTGAAAACAGAAGAAGCAAAACTTGCAAAGGAAGATGCTTCTAACGACCAAGAAGATGACGGCGAAGGTCTTGACAAAGCAGACCCTAAAGCCGCTAAGAAGAAATTCAAAGACCGTAAAGACAAAGACATCGACAACGATGGTGATGTTGATTCATCTGACAAGTTCCTGCACAAACGCCGTAAAGCAATCGGTAAAGCAATGGACGATGAAGAAGGTGGAGAAGCGCCAGCAAAAGACGATAAGAAAAAGAAAAAAGTTGTCGGTAATGACGGTGAGAAAACAGCAGAGATTTCCAAAATCGGTGAAGCAACAGATGAGTTGTTGAACATGATTGAGACTGCTGCGAAGCAACAGAAATCAAATGCAACCAAACCAGAAGAAATCATGGACAAGGAATCTCCTAAGTCCAAAGAGTTTGCAAACGCTCACAAGAAGTCTGACAAGAAAATCGAAGACAATGTTGAGGATGCTAAAGACAAGACTACCAAAGCTGGTCAAGCAACCAAAGCAAAATCTGGTAAACGCCCACAGGACAATTCTACTGGTGACACACAGGTTGTCAAGTCAACCGAAGCACCTGTCAAAGAAGATGTTGATATGGATGCAAGAGCGGGTTCAGTCTCTCTGGTTGACATGGCTCGTGACGTTTTGTCTGGTAAGACAATGAGTGAGTTGAGACAAGAACTGGGTCAAAAAGAAAAGAACCCACATGATGCAAGAACTACAGAAGCCAAGAAGTTTCTGGAACGCATGGCGAAACGCCGTGGATATGATAAAAAGGATGATTGCTAATGTCTATCAAAGCCCCTGCATGGTGTGATAACGCCATTCCTACTGCCCGTGGATGGGAAGACCCTAACACTGGTGAGTTGTATGCATCTGGTGGTTTCACCCAAGAACAAATCGATGAGTTCTTTGGTGTCAAACCAGTTGTAGAACAAGTCGAAGTTCCTGTTAATGTCCAAACATTGACCGAAGCACCTGTTGGTGATAAGTCACTTGATGAGATGTCAAAGGTAGAACTCGAAGCACTGGGTCGCCAACATGGCGTAGAACTTGACCGTAGAAAGAAAAAGTCTACTCTTGTGGAGAAAATGACAGGTCTATTAAAAGACTAGATAAGGGTATATTACTCTTTATCTGGATTTTTTATAATGCAACTGACCAAAGACAACTTAATAGTATTTGCAGCAAAGCATTACTACAATCCAAAGTGTATTGATAGCGAGGAGTTTTTTGAAGACTTAAAGAGATTTAAGTATATCAAGAGACTCCTCAATCGATACAAAACTTCAGGTGAGTTATCTGAGAGACTCATACTGAACCATCTCATAGTAATTTTTAATGTATTTGGAAATGAGGCAGGACTAGATATCCTCGAACTCAAAGTCGAACTCGACCATTGGTCAACACTCAAACCGTTCCTTATCTTTCTAAAGACCATAAAAAATACCGAATATACCAACATTGAGATGGATAAATTAGTCGTTGAGAGACTCAGAAAGATATAAATAGAACTATGGGTATTTTAAAATCAGCAGCCGACCTCGTATTTACGATTCGATTCCTTAAACTTCTCGTCACACCATTCGACAAGTTAGGGGCGTATAAGGCTGGCATTATCGATGCAGATGGTAAGAAAGTCAAAGACTTCGACAAGAACGTTGCAGACAACCGTGATGCATTGAGAACACACTACACACCGTTCATTAGACTTGTTGTGAATATAAAAAGAATCATGGCAAAAGTGCCAGGCGGACAATCTGCAATCGCAAGGTATGGTTCAGCACTGGCACTTATTCGTGAACACGGTGAACTGTCTGATAAACAAATGATGCAGATACACGATGCAACAGGTATTGACATCCTTGATGTTCTTGCAGAAGACTCACAGTGGTTTGTCCTTGATGATAAGGAGTTGGGCGCTGGTGTCTATCGTATTAAGAATGATGGAATGACCGTTCAGTGTGAAGAGATTGTTCGAAAGGGCGACCAAATCAGAGTTGTGGAGACCGATGCCAAACCTATTGATTCTATTCTTGGTATCGATATATACAAAGGTATTCACATGAATTCAAAACAATGGGTGTATTTCACCACAGGGGAGATTACCCGATGAAGAACTTTAAGAAATTCATGGAAGATGTGCCAAGCACATCAACAGCTTCAGTGGCAGGCGCAGGGGATAATCCTGAAAAGATTGTCCCTGTTCACATGAAGAAGAAGCGCAAGAAAGATATCGAAGTCCTTAAACGATTTATAGATAAACGTGAGGACAGTCAAAAAAAGTGGAGTAGATAATGTTAAGTGGATTATTAGGTAGTGTCTTAGGATTTAGCGGTTCAGTCGTTCCCGCAATCACAGACCATTTCAAAGCAAAGAACGAACAGAAATTTGAACTCGCGAAAATGGAGAAGATGGCAGAACTAAGGGCTGCTGGATTCGACCAAGAGTATCGAATGTATGAGACCAAAGCGGATGACGCAGAACATTCTAGACTGGTTGAACATGATATTTCAATCAATAAGGGAACTGGATTTGTCGCCAGTTTGCAGAAGAGTGTTCGACCAGTCATTACTTACGCATTCTTTGGACTGTTCGCTGTTATTGAAATTACCCTTCTGATGGAAGCGATGGAGAAGGGAACTGACTTCTCTGAAGCAATCAACATTCTCTGGGACGATGATACAAAGGCAATCTTTGCTGCAATCATCTCATTCTGGTTTGGTTCTCGCGCTATTGATAAGGGTCGTAAAAAATGAATAAATTAGTTGTATTAATGTTGGCAGGATTATTGTCGGCATGTGTTGTATCATTTCCTCTAAATGCACAAGGTGCTAACTACGTCAAACTCGGTTACAAAGTAGAAGACAGTAACACCAAGAGTTTTAATCTTCATCAAAAGTTTGTGTGGGAGCCTGAAGATAAAGACTTTCAGGTTGAGACCGAAACGAATGTCTATAAGACACAAGTTTCTGGTGTAGACTTGACTGACCGTGCAGATGGTGAGTATGAGTTTATTCTCAACTTCACACCAACCGTTTATGGTATTGCAAACTTTGGATTCAATTATAATGCCAATCGTTTCATTGGTGAATTCCGTCCACACACTGGTGTTGGCTGGGGTTGGAAGTTCTTCCGTAACGATAGATGGAAGATGTCCCATGAGTTCACTGTCACACAGATGGGGACTGAGGACTACACAGAACTCGTCTGGCGTAACTCTACTTGGATTCGATACAAGCATCCTGACTCCCCTGTCAGCATCACCAACAAGTATCTGTGGGAGAATGGTGACTATCATGAGTTGAGTAAGAACCAATTCAGTATCGATTACCATGTCAGCAAGAACCTGATGTTCTCACTCAATGACCTCTATATCAGTGATGATGCCGAGGAAGAATACAGCGTCACCTATGTTTCATTAGGTTACAATTTTTAATAAAAAAGTGATTGACATTACCCCCTAAATGGGGTATAATACTACAATCTGAAAACTCTTCTGGGTATAGATATAACTACCCCCAGAAAAACAATCGTCTATGGAAGACCCCCTATGCCCGTTAAAATTGACCGTAAGAAAGATGACCTACTCGCCGAATATGCAGTAGGTATGCTTAAAGATTTCTACCTACTAGATTATGAGAAGACCCCCCAAGAAGGATTTGCCCGTGCTGCCAAAGCATGGTCACGTTATAGAGAGGACATGGACGATGCACTCGCACAACGTCTTTATGATTATGTTAGCAACAAGTATTTTATGTTTGCTTCTCCAGTATTATCTAACGCTCCCAACGGAGAGAAAAAAGACAAAGGGATGCCTATCTCTTGTTTCCTTACATATGTCCCCGATACTCTTGAGGGTCTTATTAGCCACTCTTCTGAGCTTCGTTGGCTTTCTGTTTACGGTGGCGGTGTTGGCGGACATTGGTCTAGTGTGCGAACGGTCAGTGACATCGCTCCAGGCCCTATCCCATTTCTGCATACTGTAGATGCGGATATGATTGCTTACCGTCAGGGTAAGACACGCAAGGGTTCGTATGCAGCATACATGGACATTTCACATCCTGACGTTGTAGAATTTATGAACATGAGAATTCCTACAGGTGATGTGCAAAGAAAGGCATTGAACCTTCATAACGCTATAAATATAACTGATGAGTTCATGGAGTGTGTCAGAGAAGACAAAGACTTTGACCTTCGTGACCCAAAAAACAATGAAGTAAAAGATACGGTCAACGCCCGTAAGTTATGGGAACGTCTCCTTGAGATTCGTTTCCGAACAGGTGAACCTTATCTTAACTTTATAGATACGGCAAACAGTGCGTTGCCACAACCGTTAAAAGATAAAGGACTAAAGATTCACGGGTCAAACCTGTGTAATGAGATTCATCTACCAACAGACGCAGACAGAACTGCGGTGTGTTGCTTATCATCTCTGAATTTAGAATACTACGATGAATGGAAAGATACGACTATTGTTCGTGACATTGTGCGGATGCTTGATAATGTCTTGCAGTTCTTTATCGACGAAGCACCAGACACAATCTCACGGGCCAAATACAGTGCAGAACGAGAACGCTCAATCGGACTCGGAGCAATGGGATTCCACAGCCTCCTCCAAAAACACGGAGTCGCCTGGGAATCAGAAGCAGCCAGAGAAATTAATCGAACAGTGTTCGACCACATTAAGTCAGAAGCAGTTGCAGAGACTGAACTCCTTGCCGAAGAGCGTGGCGAATATCCTGATGGTATTGGGTCTGGAAGACGCAACTCGCACTTGCTTGCCATCGCGCCCAACGCTTCCAGCGGAATAATTCTATCAACAAGTCCTTCTATCGAACCATTGAAGGCAAACGCATACACCCATCGAACTCGTGCGGGTTCATTCTTGGTAAAGAACAAATACCTCGATGAACTTCTGACTGAGAAGGGTGAGAACAACGAATCAACTTGGACATCTATTATTACCAAGAAGGGTTCTGTTCAACATTTGCCTTTCCTTACCGAAGGTGAGAAGGCAATCTACAAGACCGCAGACGAACTCGACCAGATGTGGGTGGTTCAACACGCCGCAGAACGTCAAGAGTTTATCTGTCAAGGTCAGTCTGTGAACCTGTTCTTCCCGTCTGGTGCGGAGAAGTCTTATGTAAACAGGGTTCACTATAGTGCATGGGCGAAAGGATTGAAAGGTCTCTACTACCTACGCACCGAAGCCAAACAACGCGCAGAGAACGTCTCTGAGAAGGTAGAACGTGTTGCCCTTGCTGGTGACATGAGAACTATCGTGTATGGTAAATCAGACTGTCCATTCTGTTCTATGGCAAAGGAAGAACTCCGCTTGCGTGGTATTCCTTTTGACTACATCGACCTAAAGGAAATTGGCAAGACTGCCCGTGAAGTGACTGGTCGAGACGTTAAAACTGTCCCACAGATTTACATCGAAGGTGAATATATTGGGGGTTATGATGAACTTATGGAACACCTAAATCAACCACTAGAAACAAATGAAGACGATGATGAATGTCGTGCTTGCGAAGGATAACAAATGTCACTACTAGATTTTTCAAAAACATATCGACCATTTCTCTACCCGTGGGCAGTAGACCTGTCAAAGAAACATGAAGAAATTCACTGGGTAGAAGATGAAGCAGAACTGAGCGAAGACGTTCAGGACTGGAAAACCAAACTAAGTGAACCAGAGAAGAACTTTATCACACAGGTTCTCCGTCTGTTTACACAATCGGATGTTCAGGTTGGTGAGAACTACCACGAACTTCTGATTCCAAAGTTCAAGAACAATGAAGTCCGTAACATGTTATCATCGTTTGCAGGACGTGAAGCCGTTCACCAACGTGCATATGCATTGTTGAATGACACGCTCGGTCTGCCTGATGAGGACTTTCATATGTTCCTCGAATACAAAGAGATGTCCGACAAGATTGACTTCATGAAACAGGGTGACATCAATAGTCATACGGGTCTGGCATTGGCCCTCGCACAGTCTGTATTCAACGAAGGTCTGTCAGTGTTCGCATCGTTTGTGATGCTGTTGAACTTCCAACGCTATGGTAAGATGAAGGGTATGGGAACAATCGTTGAGTGGTCTATTCGTGACGAGACTCTACACGTTCAAGGTAATGCAAAACTGTTCCGTGAGTTCTGTGAAGAACACCCTCGTATCGTCAATGACGAACTGAAATCTAAAATCTATCAAATGGCAAAAGATGTGGTCAAACTTGAAGACCGTTTCATCAAACTTGCATTTGATGGTATGGAGATGGAAGGTCTGACCGAAGAAGATGTGAAACAATACATCCGTCACATTGCAGACCGCCGTCTGTTACAACTTGGTATGAAAGCAAAGTTTGGTGTCAAGGACAATCCACTGCCGTGGTTGGACTGGGTTCTAAATGGCGCATCACATGACAACTTCTTCGAGAAACGTGTTACCGAATATTCCGTGAATGGTATGGAAGGTGACTGGGGCTGGGACGAAGTAGCATAGTGGATGAGACATATGACCTTGAATGTGAAGTATGTGACCATCGAACCGAAGTTCTAGTCTTCGACAGTGAAGAAGAACCTTCGTTCTGCCCCATGTGTGGGTCTGCTTTATCTTAACCCTATATACATCCATGTGGACGTATCAAGGTAAACCATTTGAACCAGAAGACGAACTCCTCGAAGAATATCAGGGGTTCGTCTACTGCATTGTGAATTTGAAGAACGGGAAGAAGTATATCGGTAAGAAATTCTTCTGGAAACCGAAGATTCTTCCTGTTACCAAAACAAGAAAACGCAGAGTGAGAACTCGCGTTCAGTCTGATTGGAGAGACTACTACGGTTCATCCAAAGAGGTGCAACTGTTGATTGAAGAGGGTGTAACCTTTGAGCGTGAGATACTCCGCCTGTGTTATACCAAAGGTGAGTGTTCCTACTACGAGGCGAAACTCCAGTTCGAACACGATGTGTTATTGAGAGACGATTATTACAATGAGTTCATCGGCTGTAAAATCCATTCCAAACATCTTAAATCGTGATGTTCTGAGAGATGGCCTAGAGTGGGTTACTGACCCAAATCGAACACACGATAAAGACTATCTTGTGAGACAGGTTAATCGCATAAAGAACAAACTTATCAAAAGTGGTGTGGAAAAGGGAGACAAGATTACAATCTCCCTCATGCAAGTTGATGATTTACATGTCGCGTCAATCATTGCATGTGCGGAACTTGGACTTGTTCTATTCCTATTGGATTCTCCCGCCACAGAAGAGTCTCTCCCATATACGAAGGTCGCATTACATGGCCCAACACAGTGGTATATCTCTCAAGGAGATTCTGGTAGAATAACTTATGATGGGTTACACGGAAAATTACTAGACCGATACTGTGGTCAACAAATTGATATCCTTGATATGGACGTTAATGTTGTAGTAGATACTCAACCCTCATGGTGGACAGTGGAAGATACCGACCCACTATTACTAAGTTCTACAAGTGGGACTACAAAACCATCGAGACCTATCGTGTTCTCACATAGAGAGGTTATGGAAATATCGAAAAGAAACGTAAATGTTTTCGATTTCGACGAAACTTCAGCTATCGGTCATAGCAGAAACTTACATCATGCATCCTCAATGTTGACATCTCTAATTCCCTCATTGATGATTGCAAAGTATCACACTACGTTTGCATTAGGTGAGATGAAGTCTGAGTATATACATTATATTCAGTTTTCGACATTTGTGTGGACAAACCCCTCTCATATTATGATTCCTAATAAAGAATCCTTAGAACTATTTTTACAGATGTTTAGTGAACCTTTTACAAGAACGTTGAATATCAATATGTGTGGGTTCGCCCTTGATGAACAGTTTGTAGACTTCGCACGAGAATATAATGTGAAGTTTCATTCACACTACGGGTCTATCGATACTGCAATCCCACTATTGATAAATTTTGTTGATAAGGACAGTGTAGTCAAAGAGAATGGTCTAGGTGTATTGGCAGATGACTTTTATCAGTTTGATGGTAAAGAAGTTCGGTGTGAACTCTGGGACGAACCAAGATATATCGAGGACGATTTGACATTCGATGGTCAGTTCTTTATCGAACCACGAGACTTGCCTGAAGTCCCAGATGATGTTGACCTCGAACCTTTCTTTCAAGATACAAAGATAAATTTTGAACAACTTCGCGGATATCTAAATGAACGCAATAATAAGTCGTGAGATTATTCGAAAAGACCTTCTAATCGATGATGTCGATTATGAGAACCTGTGTCTTGTTATCAACCAACACAAACGTTTCTTTTTATCAAAGGGTATGGAGAAGGGTGATGTCGTATGTCTCAACCTTCCGGCTGATGGTATATCGTATATCGCATCCTATATCGCATGTCTTGAACTGGGACTACCGTTATTCATATGGGACAACTTTCTCTGGGATATTACAAATGATGAATACATGCATGATGGCGCAGATGATTTTGTAAAGAGAAGTGATAGGGTCATTGACAATATCACCAACTGGACAACCAAGTTCAACACCAATCGTCACTTTGTCCAACATACGATATATGATGAGGACATAAATTATGAGTTGTTTCCGTATTGGAGAAAAGCATTTGAGGCTCTTGGAAAGACTGGGTTCACTTCATCGTATGAGGGTGTCAGGGGTATGCCGACAGATGATGTCCAACCGTGGCGGGTCGATAAAGAGGACATTGCAATCGTAGTGAACTATAATCTGGATTCCGACGAACCTAAATTCGGAGATGTTACCCATCAAGAACTTCTGTCTGGACTGAAAGACTTTCCAAAGGATGAGGTGTTTGGGTTCAGCACATCACTCCACCACCGTGACATTCTACAAAAAGGTATCCTACCCGCACTGATGAACTCAAAGAGATTGGTTTATCTCTTAACGCCGTCACCTAAACTATATGGTGATAGAGTAAAGGTGCTTGTTCGTAGAACGATACGCAAGATGAAACGATATGAGGTCAATGCAATGTATACAGATGGCCCTGATAGTATGAGTAATCTGTTTGAATTGATGGGTGATGATGACTTTCTTGAGACCGTAAGGATTATGACACCCGAAGAACGGGGAGATTTCCACGATTATTGGGAAGCAGAAAAAAACATTTTATTTGAAAATAGTGCTTGACAATTCCTGATACTTGTTGTAATATAAAGTATAAGTTGAGTTGAAAGGAACTAGAAATGATTACGGAAATTACTTTTAAAGAGAAACAGAACTTCGCAGACTACTGTGAGATGTTCTACGGTGAAGGTCAGCTGTATGGTGAGAGTGGTCATGCGAATCGTGAACAAATCATGGAAGCCATCAACATCTATCTGATGCGCGGCGATGAAGAGTTCTTTATCGATGGCGAACATCGGTGGGGCGGTGGTGACACCGTTGACCGTGAGATTATCGCTGGTATTCTTATGGAAGAGTTTGATATCAATCTTTACAATTGGAAAGCAGAGGCTTAATATGATACGTCAAAACAATGATACTGGATATGTTCTCAACCTAGATGGCCCCGAAGGCAATGCGTTTGTCCTTCTAGGTGCTGCATCTAATCTGTGTCGGGAACTTGATTACAATAAAGATGAAGTCATGGAAGACTTACAGGCGGGTGACTACAATCACCTGTTGGTTGCCTTCGAATCATACTTCGGGCCGTTTGTTACTTTAGAAACAAATAATCCTGAATATTTGGCACTTTTTGCTTGACATTCTTTGCGGGATGTCGTAATATAATAGTATAGTTAAGAGAGAGGAAACAAACTATGGCTTATGTATCACAAGAGATGAAAAAAGAGTTAGCGCCTGGCATTAAGGCAGTTCTCAAGAAGTATGGTATGAAAGGTTCTATCAGCATCAATCACCACAGTTCTTTGGTTGTAACCTTGAAAGAAGGCCCTTTGAACTTCGAAGGTGTAGATGTTCGTGGCAATGATATCTTTTACACTGCCACTGATGGTCGTCATCACAGTCAAGTCAACACATATCACATTGACAAGTTCTATAGCGGAGTGACTGCTGACTTTCTGAACGAATTGGTTACCGCCATGAAAGGTGAAACGAGTCGTGGTGAGTGGTATAACAAGACCGACATCATGACTGACTACTTTGACATTGCATACTATGTGAACGTCAATGTAGGCAAGTTTGACAAAGGTTACATCTACAACGGCGAGGAGGCCATTGCAGCATGAAACCTTTTGACACCGAAGTCGCCCGAATAGGCGACTTCATTTTAACCCGCTCCGACTATCCTGACGGAGATGGATTTGACAAGAACTGGTTTGAAATCTTTCGGGTGGTAAATGATGACTATATAAGTATTCATACCATTCCAGGCTTCTCTTATAGTTCGTCTGGTGTGCGTGAATATTTTATGAATTATGTGCATAAATCGCACCATGAAGAGATTGAAAACCCTATATAATATAAGAGGATTCTAATGGAATTAGAAGTATTCGAAATTCTGGAACAGTTTGGGCAACAAACTACCAGAGCCGATAAAATTAAATTGCTTAAAGCAAACAATATCCCTGCCATTCGAGATGTCTGTCGCGGCGCGTATGACAAGACTCTGGAATTCAGTTTACCCGAAGGTAAACCACCCTACAACCCAAACAGACCAGAGAGTGTTCCCTCGACCCTGCGTAAGGAACATCGCAACTTTGGTTACTTTGTAAAGGGTTTACCTCAATCGGAAAAGATTACAAACATGAGACGTGAGACAATGTTCATTCAGTTATTGGAAAGTATCCACGCTGAAGATGCAATCATCGTTCTCAATATGGTCGCTAAGAAAGCACCAGTAAAAGGTTTGACTAAGAAGATAGTAGAGGAGGCGTTCCCGAACCTATTATCCTAACTTTCGTTATGTTTTATTTCAACTCTAGAACAAGGAGCAATTATGCCAAGAACACAAATAGAGAGATTGAAAAACGACAGCCGAGAACTTGATAACTATATACACCGTCTCAAGAAAAAGGGACGCGACAACCTCGCTCACAAGTTATCAAAGAAACAAAGTTTTCTCAATCAGACTATTTCTGAATACGAAAGTTCAATTCTAGCATAAAGGTAGGTGGTCAAGTATCTCGTTGGGGGTGCTGGTCGCCCTCAACGTTACTTGTAATGAACAACAAATTAGACGGAGCTGGGTTTCAATCTCAACAATTTTTTGTTGATAACATAGATTGGTCTGACCACAAAAATTGTCTTGAGATGTTCTGTGGTCATGGTTACATCGGCGATAGTTTATTTAAGACAGGCATAGTTTCAGCAGATATCAACCCCGAAGCTATAAGTTACTGTAAAAATGAATATCCCGATAGTATGTCATATCTTAGTGATTGTTTTGATGGTGTTGATGGTAAATATGATTTGATTGTTGGTAATCCGCCTTGGTATTTGAATATGCCATATACATACATATATCAGACCGCTAAATCGGATATCACTCCATTAAAGGTTGTAGATAATAATTGGAACATTCATAGGAAGTTTTTGAATCAAGTTTCAAATCATTTGACAGATGATGGTATTGTTATACTGATAGAAAGCGCATTTGGTAGTAATGAAAAGATTTTTGGGTCTATGGCTGAAGATAATAATTTAGAACTATATAATCACCATTACGCTGGAACGATTTACAATACTGAACCAACTTATTTTTGTTATTATAGGAAAAAATAAAAGTTTAATTATGACTAAAAAACGCATTGAAGAAGACGGTTACTTCTGGGACTCTGACAACGACCAGTGGTATCCAATCGGTTCAGAAGAACCAATGGAACAGGTTTTAGGCACACCCGGCTTTGTCTCATCGACAGGTAACGTAATCAATAAAACATCGGGCGATTGGAAAGACCTGATGAAGAATATCAAGAAGGGTTCGGGTAGGTCGAACACTATCAAGACATGACGATGAAACGTCTGAAGATAGACCATCTCCTCAACTACGATGCAATCACACAAAATCAAAAGATAGCATACGACTCTTGGGATGACGGAGACCATCTGGTTCTCGCTGGTTCTGCTGGCACAGGTAAGACATTCATTGGAATGTATCTTGCCCTTTCTGATGTTCTCGACAAGTCATATGAACAAGACAAACTTGTTATCGTAAGGAGTGTTGTTCCGACACGAGAGATGGGTTATCTGCCCGGCTCAATCGAGGAGAAGGTGGACGCATATACAGCGCCATATCGGGCAATCGCAACCGAACTGTTCAATGAGAAGATGGCATATGATGCGCTTGAGACACAAGGAGCAGTCTCTTTTATGTCCACCTCATTCATTAGAGGACAGACAATCGACGATGCGGTCATTCTGGTTGATGAGATGCAGAACCTTACATATCACGAACTGGATAGTATTATCACCCGTGTAGGACGCAACACACGCATTATCTTCAGTGGTGACTACTATCAATCAGACCTAAATAAAGAGACTGACAAGAACGGTGTTCTAGACTTTCTAAACATAATGGAAGTCATGAATAACTTTACAACGGTAGAATTCGGATGGGCAGATATTGTAAGGTCAGACTTTGTAAGAGATTATATAATGACCAAAGAAATGGTCGAAAGAGGAAAACTAAATTGAGACTATCACCAAACTTCACCCTGAGTGAATTTACCAAGTCCCAGACTGCTCTGCGACAAGGTATCGATAATACACCGAATGAAGAACACTTGGTTGCGGCACAGGCATTATTCCTGATGGTCGTTCAACCTGTTCGAGATAACTTCGGTGTCACTACTATCAACTCTGGATACCGTGGCCCTGCACTGAATGAAGCAGTGGGTGGTTCGTCACGGTCACAACACTGTAAGGGTGAGGCAGTGGATATTGAATGCCCAGGCACATCCAACTACGAAGTTGCAAAGTGGATTGAAGACAATCTAGACTTTGACCAACTCATCCTTGAGTTCTATACGCCTGGCATTCCTGACAGTGGTTGGGTTCATGTGTCGTATAAAGTTGAAGGTAATCGCAAATCTGTTCTAACTGCTATGAGGGAAGATGGTAAGACAGTCTATAAGACTGGACTTATCGAATGATTAAGTGGGTCATAATTATTGCATTCACTATGGGTGGTGAGGAGTTCTGGATTGAAAGTCATCACGCACCTATAGGACAATTTGCATATTATGATACTCAAGATGAGTGTCTTGACACTCTGGACATGATGGAAAAAGAAATCCTCGATGACTTCACGAAAGCATTCAACTTCATCGTAGAATTTGATGACCCCACATGTGAACAAAAGAATATTATCTCAAAGAGATTCCCTGAGAAGCCTGGCATGGAGCCGATGGTAGAACAACCGGCCGAACAAGCAATATGAAAAACATAATCTTCCAATATATGATAGCCAACGAGGAAACTAACAAACGTGGTAGAGTTCCTCAATATCCTCAAGGCACACGCGCAGAGTTGTATCGAAAAACCGCAGACCTTTCCGCCGAGTCGTTTCGCATCTATGCAGATAAGATAGGCGCACAACATCACTACTCAACGAAACAGGTTTTTACTGCGGGACATACGGGTTCAACAGTTCTATTATTCGAATGTCTCCGTATGGTCTATGATACTTTGTATGATGAGTATGATAAAGTTTTGTTTGTAGATACCGATATCATCTGTAACACAGAGGAAAATATCTTTGATGTGGTAGAAGATGGTATAGATGTGACTGGCGTCTTTGAGTCTGATATCCAAACCTCTAAGGGTGGCGGATATAATACTTGGGATTATAATGAAGAAGTATACACACAGTTAAAAGAAAAATATAAGAGAAACAACATTCCAATCGTTCCTACTAAACCGCCTAATAGAACTAGTAATGTGACAACATTTAATACGGGTGTTCTTGTCTGGACAAAAGAGGCACGTCTCAAAGCTCGTGAGTGTTTCGACTCTTGGTTAGACTACATGAAAGATGGCGAGGAACACGGTGACCCATTTTGGTTAAATAATGACCAACCGTTTATCTCTGGACAACTGATGAAACACGGATTCAAAGTCAAAAGTATCGACCAGAAGTGGAATGATACTCCTACACACTGGTCAGATGACCGTGGGTATGACATGAATTTCCTACACTACACGGGCGGAGGCAACAAGGTTGTCATGCTCGAAGACTACGAAAATAATAAGTTCAAATATCTAAAAAACGCTTGACAAACTCTGTTCTCTGTTGTATATTAGTAATATAAGAAATGGAGAATGAGTATGAAAAAGTATCACAAAGTAGTTCTAACCGACATTGACGGTGTTGTCCTCAACTGGGGATATGCATTTGATGTATGGATGCAAGAGAAGGGTTACACAGTCAAGAACCCTGATGCATATGATGTAGGTGAAATCTACGGCATTGAACGTTCTGAGTCAAAGAAGATGGTTCGGTTGTTCAACGAAAGTGCTGCGATTGGTTTTCTGCCGCCTCTCCGTGATGCAATGCATTACATCAAGAAACTTCATGAAGAACATGGGTATGTCTTTCACGCAATCACGAGTTTGAGTAAAGACCCTAACGCACAGAAACTTCGGACACAGAACCTTCAGAAGTTGTTCGGTGAGACTGCGTTTGAGAAGTTCATCTACCTTGACACTGGGGCTGACAAAGATGTCGAACTGGGTGAGTATGAAGGTAAGGACTATGTGTGGATTGAGGACAAGGTTGAGAATGCCAAGTGTGGTGCAACCTTTGGTCTCGATAGTATCCTGATGGAACACGGGTTCAACATGGACAACGAAGAGTTTCCCCTGATGAAAAACTGGAAAGATATCTACGAATATCTAACCTGATATATACTTACATGAGATATGTAGGATATGCTGAAGGTTATCATGACGCTGCTATCAGTATAATAGAAACTGATGGAAGTGTTTCTTTTGCTAGCGCATCTGAAAGATATACCAAACTTAAACATGAAGCTACTATCTGTCCTGAACTATGGAAAAATGTGAATGACGATGACCGACTTATATTCTACGAAGATAGAAGTTATAGAACCTACACAAAAGCAAGGGACATATTATTCAAAGAAGCGCTAAAGGATATTAAAATTTATCCTAGTCTTCAAAAAAGCGAACTTAAAGCGGATGAGTATCATAGACATCATTTATCACACAACGCATCCGCCTTCTATACAAGGCCGTGGGATAGTATTGAAGATACTGTAATGGTATCGGTTGATGGTTCAGGCGAAACCGACTCTATAAACATCTTAGACCACAACTTTGAACCGATTCATATAGTTTATTGGCCAAGAAGTCTTGGTTCATTATACACTGTTGCAACAAAGGAAATAGGATTTAACTTATTTGATGAATATGTTACGATGGGACTATCTCCATACGGAAATGTAGAACCAAAGTTATATAATTTGTTGCAATCAAATTTCGACCCTGCAAATGCCTATACAGGCAGACATAAGGAATTCATTCAAAAAATTATACAAAGAATGAGTGTAATAACTAAATCAGATTGCGCCGCCACTATGCAACAATTCTTTGAGGACGAAGTTATGAAGATAATGAAGTCAGCGAGAAGATTCGGTTCTAAACTCGTATATTCTGGTGGGTGTGCTCAAAATGTTGTGGCAAATTCCAAGATACGAGAATTGTTTGATGATATGCATATTTGTATTGCGCCTGCCGATGATGGAACTTCTCTAGGTGCAGCGGCACATAGTTGGAGTCGAGACACAGGGGGGACACATCTAAAATGGTCTCCATATCTGGGACACAATATTGACCGTGATATCAACCCGAAAGAAGTTGCAAAGTATCTTTCTGAGAACAAGGTGTGTGGTGTTGCAAATGGTCGAGCAGAGTTTGGCCCTCGTGCATTGGGTAATCGGTCTCTGCTTGGGGATGTTCGTTACGATGTCAAGGATACAGTCAATGATATCAAACGCAGACATAAATTCAGACCCTTCGGGCCTGCGATTCTATCTGAGTTTGCGGATGATTACTTCGATGGCCCAATGAATGAATACATGCAATATACTTCAATCGCAAAACACGACTATGATTCTGTGACCCATGTGGATGGGACTGCACGGGTGCAAGTGGTAAAACCTGATTGTGAATCCGTGATTAGACAGATATTAGAGGAGTATTACGAACTTACAGGAGTTCCAATGTTACTAAATACTTCATTGAACATACGGCATCAACCGATGCTCAATACTATTGAAGACGCTATAGAATGGGAACAGAAATATAACGTAAGAGTATTCTAATGGCTAGAAAAAAGAACAAACAATTACAAGAACAATCAATTTATGACAAATATGATTTAGATGGAGATGGTGTAGTGACTGATGAAGAACTCGCGAGAGCGGAAGAGATGCGTAGATTTGAGAATGAAGATGAGAAGGCAGATGCACAACGCAAGATGGCATGGTTTGCCCTCTTGGGTATGTTGTTATACCCTGCGGGTATCTTCATGACCAGTCTGTTTGGTTTAGATAAAGCAGCCGTGATTATCGGTGAGATTGCTTCGGTCTATTTTGTATCTGTTGCTGCTATCGTTGCGGCATTCTTTGGGGCATCTGCACTTACTAAGAAGTAATGGAAAAAGTTAGATGGCGAGGCACATGGGGTATTGGTGACTCCATGAATGCCCTCAATGTTTGTCATAACTATACATGGTCAAAAGGAATAAAGGTCAATCTCGAAATGCACTGGTCGCATGACGAGAATCACCTAGAGACTCCCAAAGACCCTGAGACAATCGTTCAACGCACAGATTGGATTCACACACAGTATCATCGACAAGATGATGTTGTGTTGACTCATGTCTTCAATTCCGACTTGTTTGTGAAGGGAAACATGAATAGTGATAGTAATAAGATAAGACAGATATTTGACTCTGGTCACAAAGAGCCTCTTTATAATGATTGGATATTTAAACCCGAATCTTTTACTAAAAAGAAGAAAAAAATAGTAATATGGACACCAACATACAATACGAAAAAACCAAGAACTTGGAAAAGGTTCTTGACAAATGATGATTGGTATGATATAATTAAGCTACTTTCTTGGGAAGGTTGGGATACTGTAGAGTTAACCTATAGAACTCCTATTAAAGATGCATTTAAACAAATAGCAGAGGCAGATTTTATAATATGTTACGATGGGATGTGGCATTATATTGCAAGAAATTTTGGTAAACCAATGTTCATTCCATCATGGGAAGGTGTTACACATTACAATACGCCAAATGCTGTAAGAAGACCGCAACAACTGAATATGGGAAAATGGCCACCAGAGAAACTTCCTCAGTTAATAACAAAAGCAAGAAAAGAAGTTATGGATTGGTTTGGTAGTGACGGTAAAGATTTTAAACGAAGTATGGATGAAATGAAAATAAAATCTAAAAAATATTTACACAAAATTAAAAAATATCATGAAGATTGATAGAGCAGTAATAGAAGTATATGGTGGGTGCAACTACTCGTGTAGTATGTGTCCTCAAGATATGCGAACAGGTGGACGTGATAAACGATTTAAGGGTAAGATGACTCTTGAAGAGTTTGAACAGAACGTGGCAGATTGTGCGAAACATGGTCTACGGGTCGTAAACCTTGATGGTAGTGGTGAGGCAACCGCAGTCAACAACCTACCTGACTATATCAGAATTGTCAAGAAGTATAACGCACAGGCTGTTATCTTCTCTAACGGATTCAAGATGCATGGTCAATACATGAAGGATTGTGTTGATGCGGGTCTTGACTTCTATCGATTCTCCTTCATAGGTTCGAATTCTGATAAATACAACGAGTGGATGTATAATAAAGTCGGTGGCACATACGAACAGATTATTCAGAACATCCGCGAGATGAAGGCGTATGTGGATGAGACCGACTCAAAGTGTGTAGTTGCGACATATCATCTGATAACTGACAATGACAATCTACAGAATGAACTAGACGAATACAAAGCATTGGTCGAAGACCTAGGCGTTAAAACAGAGATTTGGAAACTACACAACTGGAGTGGTGTGTATGACCCGTCTTATAAACGCGAAGGTGAGGTAAAGACCTGTGGGCGACCTTTTAGTCCAGACGTTGTTATTCGTGTTGGTGGCCTTGATGGTAAAAGAGGTGCTGTCGCTCCTTGTTGCCAAGTCTTGGGCAGAGACGAGGAAGCGGTTCTCGGTCACACATCTGAAAACACAATTGAAGAAATCTGGTTCGGTGATGAGTATAGTCAACTCCGTGATGACCATACTACTGGAAATTATCCTGATTACTGCCGTGGGTGCGACTTTCTTCTTGATGACCCCGAAGTTCTAGTTTACTCAAATCACAACCGCGACCTTCACCATATGTATGGGACGGAGTTCGACCTCAATGACTTCCGATAATATTTGGATGATACAGATTCCTGATAATGAGGTGTCCCAGTATTATGTCAATAAGGTATTACCGTCATGGAGTAATCATGAGGTAAATATGTTTGATGCGTATACACCTGACAATATGCCTAACTATCTAAACTTCGGAAAGTTTTGGAAATTTAGAGACTTTAGTTCATCAGAGAAAGCAGGGTTCTATAGTCATTTAGAACTATGGAAGAAATGTTTTGAAGAAGATGAACCTATCGCAATCATTGAACATGATGTGATGTGTATCGAAGATTATATGCCTATCAAAGATAATTTCTTTGCCTTCTGTGATTTTGACTCTGAACAGAGTCACAGAAATTACACCGAAAGATTTAGAGGTCACCCATATTGGGGGACGCAACAGAGAATTTGTCCTGTCACCCACGCATACTATATGACACCTGATGTCGCAGAGACCATGTATTATAGTCTTATAGATATAGAATTAGATAAAGCTGTTGATGATTATATGTGGGAATTCATGGACAGAGATATGAATAGGATTGTGAGTTACACAACTCCTGTGTATGATAAAAAAGTTGGAGCAACGATTAGTCATGAATAGAATGATTTTCCAAGTGTCGGTAGGCAAACCGTCAAAACTATATAAACACTGTATTGAAAGTGTATCTGAATATTGTAAGAAGTATGATATTGAACACATTGTATTGACACAGCCCAAGTTGCGTATCAAACCAGATATCTTTGCGACAAATCGTAGTGAAGAGTCCTATATGAAATATGGTGGATATCTACCTATCTACGAGAAAGAGAATGCGTTTGATTATCTTGATGACTATGACCAGATTGCAATCATAGACGCAGACATCTATATCCGACCAGACGCACCAAATATCTTTGAGGACTTTGGAACAGAACAAGCCTTTGGGGCTGTGTGTGAACGTGAGATGAGTATTCAGGATTGGTATAAAGACAAGATTATCAATTACTCTCGTATGCAATATAATCCTCTCCATAGTAATAAATTGGATTTCCAACCGAATAGTCTAGGGTTTGAGTTCTTCAACATGGGTCTGATTCTGTTGAACAGTGAACTCTTCAAACCATATCTCAAGGGCCAAGACCCACATAGTTTCATCAATCGTATGGAGTTCAAGGACTTTGTTGATGGACAGGGTGCATGGAAGTGGTCTACTGACCAGACGTTGTTGAACTACTTCCTCAAGAGATACAACATTCCAACCAAACACATGGACGGTAAATGGAATGGACTGTATAGTGCAGTCGATAATCTGAAGGATTGTCACTTCATTCATTTCTTTCTCAAAGACAAACTCCCCAACGCTGGTGAGAATGTTGGAGAGTTGATGAAACAAATTGTATAAATACTGTTATTGTCAATAGAGTGAATAAGGAACTAACATGTTAAATCCAAATGAGTTTGTGAAGAAAATTCTCAAAGAAAACCAAGCATTGTTCGAAGCATCCAAGATGAACGTCAAGGCATACTTCGAGAATGACCTTTCCAAAGAGGAAATGGTTGACCACTTCATTGGTCGTATGGTCAATGAACGTATGAATATGTCTGAAATCTCTGCACAAATCGCAAGTGCAGAAGATGATGCAGACCCAAGAGAATTAGAATTGCTTTCAAAACAAGCAGCAGACGAAGCGAAACACTACCGTATGGTCAAGGAAGTTATTGAACATATCACTGGTGAAGAAGTAAACGTCTCCCAAGCACTTGAAGCTGAAAGAAAAGCAGACACTGCCAAAGGTGCATCACTGCTTGAGAAGTATGACGCAGAGAACGACGAAGCAGTCCTCGCCGCATATCAGTTGGTTGCGGAAGGTCGTGCAGAAGCAGTCTGGAATCAGATGGCAGATACTATCGAAGATAGTTTCATCTCTGGTCGTTATCGTGAGATTGCCAAAGACGAAGGTTTTCACAGTGGTATCGGCGCATACATGTTACGCAAACTTGCAACGAATGAGTCTACACAAAGTCGTGTTCAAGGTATCATCGAAGCAATGCGTAAAGACCTGTTTGAAATCTCGTGTGAAAACACAGTAGAAGCAAAAGGTTCACGCGAACTCGTAAACGCAGCCTACGGTTGGTAAATGAGAGTAGGACTCACACAACGAGTCCTCACGCACAACGGACAAGTTCATGACTCTTTAGACCACAACTGGTATAGGTTGTTGAAGGGTCATGAACTCATCCCCATCCCCAACCGTGAAGACTTAGATTATGAATCCCTTGCGGAGTCTCTCGACCTACTCATCATTACGGGTGGGGATAACGAAGAGATTCGCATCCTCACAGAAGTATCCCTCATAACCGAAATGTCGAGACTGGGTAAACCCATGCTCGGTATCTGTCATGGTGCGTTTCTCCTGACAGAGATGCTTGGTGGCAGCACAAAGGGCTGTGAGGGTCACTATGATACCGAACATCTCGTCTATGGTAACATACCTACACACAGGCATGTGAACAGTTTTCATAATATTTCTATTGACAAACTACCCCAAAATGTGATACAATTATACATTGATGATGAAGGTAACACAGAGTCTTGGATAAAGGGTAATGTCTGTGCGATTGTCTGGCATCCAGAAAGAATGACAAACCCCTTTATACCTTATGAGATTAGAGAAGTGACAGGATTATGATGAAACAAATTGAGAATACAGAGACCTATCAGGTTACTGATATTTGGAATTATGATATCCAAGTTGTAAGGGGTATTAACACGACCTATCTCAACAATCACGAGTCTATTGGAACGAGTTATATCATGGGCAAAGATTGTAGTGTCCATATGAAGAATGGATGGTCTGTTGAGACAAACAGTTTTGCAGGACAGACAGATAATGAGTTCACGGTTGAGACACACAACGAGACATCTGTGTTTGCTCACATCAAGTTCTACGGTCTACATCTCAACGATGACCGCATGTTTATACCACACGATAATCCAAAAGGCAACCTGTCATATATGGATGGTGGCACGAACACCACCGCAGTAAACCCAGGCCGTCTTGGACTCCCCGTTATCAACTATGTCCACTTCCCCGCAGGAATGAAACAGACTCTCCACACCCACCCAAGTCAACGCATCGGATTAGTTCTGTCTGGCAAGGGTGAGATTGAACTTGATAATGGTGAGATGTTCCCTATCAAAGCGGGTGACTGTTGGGTTATGGAAAGAAATGTTTTACATAATTTTATGTGTAATAAGGGTGAGGATGTTACGTTATTTGTATTCAGTCCTGACTCTGCAACAGGGCCAACAGATGAAGTCAACCCATTGAAAGTGAGAACCTATGTCGGGCAGCAACGAGTATAAACGACTACTGATAGTCACAGGCCCACAAGGGTCTGGTAATCATCTGTTTAGTAAAGTTCTTGGTTATCATCCATATGTAAGTGGGTGGGACTTTGGTGACAAGTATTGGATACCAAGTGATGAAGAACCCTTTGCAGAGTGTTGGGTTGACCCGTCAAAGACAAAGAGTATGTTGAAAGGTTCTGCTATTGTCGCAAACGTCAGTGTGCCTTTTGTGTATGATGGAGTGAAACAAGTTCCGAAGATACAAGAAGTCGTGAAAGAAGCACAAGACGCAGGATACGATGTGAAAGTATGTGTCGTTGTAAGAGAAGAGAATATCAATAAAGAGCAACAGAGACGAGTCCGAAAAGAAGTGACAATGCCGACTGCACTACAATACTATTACAATCTAGATGCAGACCTACACTTCCTATCACACGAGTCACTCTATCTCTATGGCGGTGCATACCTGAAGTGGTTGTCAAAGGTTCTAGACTTCCCGATTGCATATGATGATGAACGAATAAATAAGACAATCAGTGAGAACCAGAATGAGAAGTATGTAAAGCATGTTGACTCTCACTGGCTTGATGAACAAGTATGGAATGGGATAAGACCAAAGAATGAACGGTAAGTATATCTTCGTAACAGGTGCGCCAGGCAGTCGTTGGAGTGGATATGTAGAAGACCACCTATACACTCGTGATGACCTTGACAAGACAGATATGTCACCTGAACGAGAGTATTGGCGTGGTCGTGATGGTTGTAAAGACTTGATGCATAGGGGTGCATACTTTGACCCTGGCATGGAGTTTAGAAACGAAGAGAAACACTGGGACGAACCTTTCAGTGGTGAGGGCATTCGCGTAATCAAGTCTCACACATTTGCATATCACTTACCATATCTCATGGACTTTGGTTGTCCTATTCATTTGGTATATAGAACTAACCAAGAATGTTTCGATTGGTGGCATCAATGTGGTGGTTGGAATATCAAGTATCCTAACTACAATTGGTATCGAGATGATGACAATATGATAGAACAGATACAGATGCAGAACCTTCTCATCACGGAATTTGTTCAAGAACATGAACTTGAAAAACATAATGATGGAAAAAGAGATTACTATATATGGTTACCTACGACAGAGAATGGTTAAGAGATTATTTCACATATGATTGGCCGAGTTCCCGCACCGCAGGACTTGATAGTTATTACTGGACTGGATGGAGATTGATAGATGAAATTAATGATACAGAATCTGTGCTTGACGTGGGTTGTGGGGTTAATCCTTTTAAAAGACACCTTAAAAACTTACACGGTATCGATATTACAGACATTGGGTCAGACGAACAGGTGGCAATAGAGGACTATAAACCTCAAGAGAAGTTTGATGTTGCGTTTTGTTTAGGTAGTATTAACTTTGGTGAGTTTACGGATGTTGCAAAACAAATCGATAACTTGACTAAGTTCTGTATGAAAGATAAGTCGCGTATCTACTGGAGATGTAATCCAGGCCATCGTGACCATGACAATAAGAATGTGAACAAAGTTCCTTTCTTTGAATGGCATATAAATCATCATATAATGCTTTCAGAAGCAACGGGTTATAAGGTCACGGAGTTTATGCCTGACCAGAATAGAATGTATGTAAAGTGGGAAAGAAAATGAAACTATTTGTTCACATTCCAAAAAACGGTGGTATGACGATTCGCAAGAATATGGACATCCGCAAACAAGTGTTACTCGCACAACCTGACCATCATATCAATAAGAAATATACCAAAGGTCTGGTTGAGAAGATGAAAAAGACTCAAGACCATCAGGGTTACGAACATGCTCCACTGAGATACTGGCGGTCAGACCTTCGTGACCAGTTCCGTGCGGTTGCGATTGTGCGTAATCCGTGGGATAGAGTTGTCTCTCGATATCTGTTTGCAAAGAAAGTAATCTTGCATGAGGGGACACAACCACCAGAATATGCAGACATCTCTTCGTTTGAGGCATTCCTTGAGGAACGACATAAGTGGGGCGGGGAAGAGTATATGTGGCATCGTGCAGTTCGTAACTGGTATCCATCGCATTTTCATGTAGCCGATGAGAACGGTAATGTGAAGTGTGATATCCTTAGATTTGAGAACTATAATGATGATGTAAAACAATACTTCGGAACTCTCGCAAATCCTGAACCAAGAAACGTAACCCGTGTGCCTAATGACAAAGGTAAGACGGGACACGGGATTCATTACAAAGACATATATACACCAGAGACAACACAGATTGTCGCGGATTGGTATAAACAAGACATCGACCACTGGGGTTATGACTTCGACACAGGCCCAACAAGGAACTATTGGAATGCTTAAAGAACTATTTGACAAATATCAGTGTGATAAAGGAACAGAAAAACATCACTACTATAAAGAATATGAGAAATACTTTGAACCCGTGAGAGAAGAACAAATTAATCTTCTTGAGATTGGAACTTTCAAGGGTGCATCAACTCGTGCGTTTCATGAATACTTTCCGAATGCGAACATCTATACGATTGACATCTTCGTGAGGACTCTACCAGAGGAGTTGGATATTTTGAGTGAAGAACGTGTTCACTGGTTAAAAGCAGACTCTATGGATGCGTCTCTTGGAAGTAAGATTAAGAGTGAATGGGGTGATGTGAAGTTTGACTTTATTATTGATGATGGCGCACATTGGCCTGAAGCAAATCGACTGACTTTTGAGAACTGTATTTCTTTTTTAAAAGAGGATGGAACATATTTCATCGAAGATATCTGGCCTTTACATAGAATGAGTCAAAACGAAATGTCTAACCCGTGGATTCAAAATCGTCTTGACTTATATGATGTATTGAAACATAATCATTTTATGACAACACTTGAAAAATATAATCATAAGACATATGATAGACGCAAAGAAACAAAGTGTGGTGACACATATATCATCGCATTGACCAAATGATTAAACTTGTCCTCTTTGACCTAGATGGTGTTCTGGTTGACACAAAGGATATCCACTACGAAGCACTAAACAAAGCATTGGGTAACCGTGCAATAACTCAGGAGGAACACCTGAGAGTCTATGATGGTATGACCACCAAAGACAAACTATCTCGTATGGGTTACTCTGAATCAGAGTCGAAAAAGATATTCGAAGAAAAACAACTGAACACATATGATAGATTAGATACGATACAACAGAACGATGACATTATAGATTTGTTCTTACGACTAAAGGAAAACCGTTATGATATTGGAATATGCTCTAATGCGATTAAAAGAACTGTGGAGAAATGCCTATCCAGAATTGGTGTTATTCATCTATGTTCATTTTTTATTACTGCTGATGATGTAGGTCACGCAAAACCACATCCAGAGATATACTGGAAAGCAATGTCTCAATGTGGAGTGTTACCCGAAGAAACTGTTATTATTGAGGACTCTCCAACAGGTCTACTTGCAGCTCATCGTTCAGGTGCGAATGTGATACGAGTGAGTTCACCCGAAGAAGTAAACGTTGACCTAATAGAAAAGATAAAAGACAAACCCGTGAAACCGAAATGGAAAGATGATAAACTCAATGTCTTGATTCCGATGGCAGGGGCGGGGAGTCGTTTTGCCGATGCGGGATATACCTTTCCCAAACCTTTGATTGATGTCGAGGGTAAACCTATGATTCAGACCGTTGTGGATAATCTAGGGTTTGATACAAACTATATCTTTGTTGTTCAGAAAGAACACCGCAAACAATATAACCTCGACTCAATGTTGAACCTGATTGCACCGAACTGTAAGATTGTAGAGGTCGATGGTGTGACCGAAGGTGCAGCCTGCACAACTCTTCTTGCAAAAGAATATATCGACAACGATAACCCATTGTTCATCGCGAACTCTGACCAGTATGTTGAGTGGGACGCGATTGACTTCATGTATACAATGAACGAGAAAGAAGCTGATGGTGGTCTTGTCACATTCAAGGCAACCCACCCCAAGTGGTCATACGCAAAGACTGATGGTATGGGAATGGTTGTAGAGGTCGCAGAGAAGAACCCTATCAGTGACAATGCGACTGTTGGGTTCTACTACTGGAAACGTGGTAAGGATTATGTAACCTATGCCGAAGATATGATTTACCATGATATTCGTGTGAATAATGAATTCTATGTTTGTCCTGTGTATAATCTCGCCCTCAAAGAAGGTAAACAGATACACACATATGAGGCAAAGACTATGTGGGGTCTGGGAACACCCGAAGACTTGGAGACTTACCTGTGTCGATAAATGTTTCGTTGTGTGTGTCAGGTAGGTGGACTGGTGAAGATTATACCAATCTTCTAAGAGAAAGAATTCCACACGACAACTTTTATACGGCTACATATACGGAGTCAGACTATGATGCAGACTTCTATATTGATGAACCAGAGTCTACCTATCATCCATTGACTATCGAACCATACCCTGATGCTGAGAGTCAAGGTAGACGGGACGCAATGCATCCCGATATACATTGTAGTCCTCAAGTGGAATATGTGAAACGAGTTTCTCCTCATTGGCACAAACAAATTTTGATTCATAATCATATAATGAAGAATATTCAAACAGATATTGTTATTCGGGCTCGTTTCGAAACGATTGTGTCTGACCAAGTTGACTGGGAAGAATTAATAAAAAAGTCTTGGGAAGAGGAAATGCCTCTTGGTTTCAATACAAGAAGCGCTGCAACAAACTTACAACATCATCGTATTTGTAATGATAATGAGTATTCAAGTTTCTTTATAAATGACGCAATGATTATTCACCCACAACGTATATGGGACTGTAAGTTAGTAGAACGACTATATAACGAAGAGAAACTTAGGGGCGCTGAAGAGGGTTGGTATCAGATTCTCTCTGAACCGTATGATTATTATCACACCTCTTATAATGGTGGTGCATACTCAGCAAAAGATTGGGAAATGGTATTAGATGTTGATGCAAGCCTACATAATCACTCTTCTTGATGACCGTGACTCTCGTGATGCATCTAATCGCGTGGTCAAGTCTATCGATGATACAGGTTCAGACCTTGAACCGATAATCTTTCGTGCGACTACACCAGAGTCTCTCGAAGAAGATATGTGGTTGAAACTTGATTGGACATATCCAACCAAACCAAGTCAAGATGGTATGGACTTTGCGACAGGACTATACCTTCAACACTATCAGACCGCAGACCTACAGAATCGTATTGCGTGTATGGTGAGTCACATGCGTCTATGGCAGAAGTCAATCGACCTTGACGAACCGATTATGGTTCTGGAACATGATGCACTCTTCACTCGCAAGTTTAGATTTTCGGACTTGACAGATGGGTTCAAAGGTGGTATAGTAGGACTCAATGACCCTCGTGGTGCAACTCGAAAGGCGAGTTTGTTTCATTCGAAGGTCAGTTCGCGTATGGGGTTACAACCAGTTCCAGACCTTGAGGACAACTATCCTCACGGACTCGCTGGAAATTCTGCATATATAATTACACCAAAAGGTGCAAAGAAAGTATTAAAAATGACAGAGAGTATTGGAATGTGGCCCAATGATGCAATCATGAACAGACAGTTCTTTCCGTGGATGCAAGTGGTCTATCCTTACTATACAACTATTCAGAGGGGGTTGGTCTCAACCACAACGTCATGAAAGCAAAAGTAATTACACTAATCAACAATTCATCGAGTATCGATGTCGCAGAACGATGTATTGCGTCAGGTAAAAAACACGGTGTGACTGTAGAATGGTTTCGTGCCATAACACCTAATGACGAACCACTCGAACTACTAGAACGTGAACGTATTCCACCAAGCGCATTTGACGAGAGATACTCTCGTAATCTAAATTGTATCTCTGCATTCCTGTCACACTATTCGTTGTGGAAAGAATGTGCATCAGGTAAAGAGACCTACGCAATCTTTGAACACGATGCGGTCATCACCGCACCCCTCCCAACCCAACCATTTCAGTATGCGATGAACATTGGTGCGCCATCATATGGTCGGTTCAATATTCCACAGAATTTAGGTGTAAATACTCTGACCACCAAACGATACTTCCCAGGCGCACACGCATACATGGTCACGCCCGCAGGCGCGAAGAAGCTAGTAGAGGCTGCACCTAAGTTCGCGAAACCAACTGATGTGTATCTGAACCTAGATACTTTTCCGTGGTTACAGGAATACTATCCATTCTGTGCAGAGGCACAAGATAGTTTCACCACGATTCAGGTAGAAGAAGGTTGTCTTGCAAAACATAACTGGAAGACGGAGTATAAGATTATCGATGCGTGAAGTATTTCTAACTGGATGTGATATCAACACAGAGTGGCAACTCCCGTGGTTCATTCATAACTTTGAACGACACAATGAAGGTCGCCTCATCATTGCTGACTTCGGTATGTCCGAAGAGATGTTGAGTCACATATCCATGTATCATATCATTCCTATCAAATCGCAGGAAAAGGGTTGGTTCAAGAAACCCCGTGCGATACTGACAACCTCACGTCTCAGAGATGTTGACAAGGTTTGTTGGATTGATACTGATTGTGAAATCAAAGGGAATATAGAACATATCTTTGACCTGTCTGAACCAAACAAACTTGGTATGGTAGAGGATAGACCGTGGACTGCTCGAAGGAATGAGATGGGTAAATGGTATAATTCTGGTGTTGTTCTGATTGAAGGAACACCCACAATACTTGGGGACTGGGCAAGTAACTGTGTTAGTAATCCAGTGCAGGGTGACCAAGAGGTTCTCTACTTTATGATGGGTGGAGATGAGTTGAAAAAACTTGCATATATAAATCCATTACCTCACACATATAATACATTGCGTATCGACTATCAAGATGGTATCGCAGTGAGGAAGCCACTAATTGTTCACCATACAGGTGAAAAAGGTAATCAAGCAATAAGGAAACAAATGAATGTATGAATATAGATGTAATGTCGTGAAGATTATTGACGGCGACACAGTTGACGTTGATATCGACCTCGGCTTTGGTGTGTGGATGCGTAAGCAACGTATTCGGATGTATGGTATCGACACTCCTGAATCGAGAACTCGCGACTTAGAAGAAAAGAAATATGGTCTTGCCGCAAAGGACTTTCTGACTGGTTTGTTGGATGATGAAGGCGGTATTGTTTTGAAAACACATAAAGACGGTAAGGGTAAGTTTGGTCGTATTCTAGGTGAGTTGTGGAGAACCACAAACTACGCAGACCAATCAATCAATGACTATATGATTGAGAAGCACCATGCGGTTCGTTATATGGGTCAGTCCAAAGATGCCATTGAAGAACAACACTTAGAGAATAGGAAACATGTTTCTCTCATCGACTAAACAAATGGGGTTCATCCATGTTCCCAAATCTGCGGGAACAACCATCAAGGGTGAACTGGAAAGAACTCTTGGTAACGACTATTATATCGGTAGAGGTAAGGCAGTCGCAGAACGAATACGAAGTCTCAAGGGTGAGAATGACGGGTCTCCTGCATTTCATTCTGAGAAGATAACGCATCGGGAGAGTCATGACCTCGCACAATATCCCCATCACCTTGAGAGACATCTTCTTGAGAAACGTGATGAGAGATGGTGTGACTACAAAATCTTTGCAGTGATACGAAACCCGTGGGATAGATTGATGGGTGCGTTTCTGTATCGGGTGATGAAGGACGGCCCTGCGTGGGAGAAGGATGGAGACTATTTGAATGACTTCAACTTCGAATACTGGTTGAAGGAAGAACATGAGAAACAATGGTCTCACATCTTTGTCCACCCGTTATCAACATGGGTCAAAGAGACAGACACAGTTATGAAGTTTGAGAACTTAAAAAACGATATACATATTCTAAATGATTATCTGGGGTTCGAACTCGACTTGGGTATTCATAAAAATAAAAGTTTTAAGCACCTGATGGGAATCAGAAATAGTAACGATTTGATTCAACCTCACATGAAGAAATGGATTACAGAAAAGTATAGTGATGAGATTGAGATGTTCGGATATGGAGACTATGAATGAGAGTTAACGTATTAGGAAATGGCCCTAGCGCTGGTATGTTCCAGAGAGGGACAAAGGGCAAACTATTAATATGTAATATGCCACCGTTTGCAATTCCTCGTAAGGAAGTCTGGGCGACCTGTATGGTTGACTTCAAGATGATGATGGCACTACAAGAAGGTCATATCAAACTTGACATGTATGATTGGGTTCTGGGTAATCGTCCAAAGATTTGGATGGAACAAAGCGGAACATTCTACATGAAATACTCACATCTTATCAAGGGTTTTCATCTTGAAGTTCCAGAGTATGCAGCACGAGAAGGTCAATCCAAAGGTCAGGCGGCCACTAATTTCAACTGTGGTCATTTTGCGGTTCACTACGCTTGCAAAAAGATGAAGGCAACAGAGGTTCACATCTACGGTTTCGATAGTATCTTCGATATGAACCTAGAGAGTTTCACGGACTTGTTATTGGAATCAGACCGTTCAACACAGAACACAGTTCGACTGAATGATAACTGGAGACATGTATGGGTTGGTATGTTTAATGAATTCAAAAAAGTCCAGTTCCATCTGTATCATAACCATAGTGATATCAAGTTTCCTGTCCCAGATAATGTAAAAATAAACGTAGTGACTAAAAAAAAGTCTTGACTTTGACAACCGATTGTGTTATTATATAAAAACAATCGAGGACGCATAGCTCAACTGGATAGAGCAACAGCCTTCTAAGCTGTAGGTTCGGGGTTCAAGTCCCTGTGCGTTCACCAAACATGGAGCATATAATGAGTGAAACTGTAACAATCGAACAAGTCCTTCAGGACGTTCATCCTGAACTTTCTGCCGACAACAACACCTATCGTCTTTTCAGACTGAACGAAGGGTTCTCCCTTGACCGTCTGTCTAACACCGACATCGCTTACTACAAGCGTGTCAACAACTTCGTCAAAGGTGACAAGTTGGTTGTTGTTCAGAATTCCAAAATCATCTACATCGAGGATTAGAATATGGAATATTGGAATAAAGTAAAAACATTCTTCGAAACACCAGCATCTAACATGGTTGGTGTCTGTATTGGCGGCGCATTAGTTGGCACTAATATTGTCAACTTCACATGGCTTGGTCTTCTAGCGGGTATCTTTCTGATTCTTGCTGAAGGTATTCAATACTTTGAACGGCAAGACTAATGTCGGATAATTTAAGACCTCGTGCAGTCTTTGCTCCAGATGACTATGCGACAATCCGTAAAGCACTACAAGTGTATATGCACAACTATGGTAATAGTTTGGATGACGAAGAGTCTCGTAAGATTGCGAGTCTTCTTCACCGACTAGGAAGAGTTGGTTATGAAGCGTGAGAGTTATTGGGATTATATGGGTCGGAAGATTAGTGAGTCTCGTGAGGTCATGTTGACCGACAAAGAACGTATCGAAGACTTAGAGAGACGAGTTGTAACCCTTGAAGGTAAGTTGGAAAAGATGAGTGTTAGTTACAGAAAAGCCTCGTGGCGACCAAATCCACTTGACGGTTAACGAGTAATACCGCGCTTCTCTTTTTCTTGTTTAATCCACTTCTTGGCGAGTGGGTTCTCAGGGTCTTTACTTATAAACTTCTTCACATCACGATATGCACGAAGAGTTTCTTTCTGATAGTCCTTGCCCTCTGAGTTATCTACTATCATAAAGTTTTTCTTACCAAAAACAGTTTGTAGCCCACCAATATTCTTCTGAACGGTGTTCCAGTATTCGGTAACCTTCTTCTTACCAAGTGAACGTGTTCTCTGTGAGTCTCTCTTGATTGCGGTCTCAATGTCGGTATTCACGAGAATCATCTTAGTGTCATACCCTAAGTCTTGTAGTTCTTTTGCTTGTTTGATGATTTTATTTACGTCTTTACCAGTTCCATCAATAACTAAACCAAGGCGACCCTTCATGTATATGTCTTGTTTCAGTCTGGTCTGTGCTTTTGCTCTACCACGAATCGCTTGACCCTCATCAGAGAAAATCTCGTCAGAGGTCATTGCCTTACCCGCCTTCTTCATCATGACCTCAAACGCATCGTCAGAGTTGACAACACGGAAACCAAGTTGCGGAAGACCAGTCTTACCTACGATAAAAGATTTACCAGACCCAGGCCCACCCGCAAGGAATACTGCCTTGAAGATTGCAGGGTCGTTAACACCCTCTTCGATATATTGGAATTGGTTAAATGATAACATTAAAAAATATCCACATAATATTCAAACAAAATATCACTAATTCTGTTGAAAGCTTGGGTCGATTCTTCAATTCTTTCAGAAGTTAGACTGTAAGTATTTATAGTTCTACATTCCTCTATAAAGTCTAATTTATCACCTTCGATTCTTTGAGTTCTCTCAGACCCAATTCTTTTCAATTCGTCTACATCAAAATTGGGCCACAACTTAACATAGTCTAGTCTAGATTGTTCAGATTCAAACATATCAAAAAGAATAAAATCGTCGGTGCAGTATGGCGCGAAGACTGATTTAATATCTTCCGCGCTATGAACCTGACCACTAGGATTTGGAATACCCGACAATATAACAACATCGTATTTTGAAGATGGAGTTTCAATCTCCCAATCAGTCATACCTAGTTCGTATTTCTCATTACAATTAGTTGCGGGAACACCATATCTACCGTGTAGATATTTTACCAAACTCATATCATTAGGTTTAAAAGCGGATGTGAATTTTACAAAAGCTCCAAAATGTTTAACCATAGGTGTCCAAAGTTCGCCAAGATTAGCTTTCGTAGCGCTAGGATTTGTCACACCAGATATGTCACTAAGTAAAAAACCATCACTCATATCAGAATCGTTATAGTTTGTTACAAACAAAACATTTCTTTTACCCATTTTGTATAAAAGATTATTCATGAACACGCCATTTTGGAATATACCACCAGCAGCTACTTTATACACATCAGGGTAATTTATAGATTCGCCGAGATTTTCCCAGTTATCAACAAAGTATTGTTCGATTTCATCAGCAAGATTAATATAACACATCCCAAGGTCGTTGAAATTTACTAGGTCGATTTTATCATCTTCACCTGTATAGATATGTAACTCTTGACTCATACTAATAGACCTTATATACTTGTTTCAATTGATTTGAGATGTTATTATAAAATTTGTCATTACTTCTATGTATGGATGCAATTTTACTGAATGTATCTTCTGTTGTGTTTTTAGTAGGTTGAAGAGTTCTTTCACTCCCCCCGAACAAATCAATCAATACAAAATCTTCCGTTCCGTATGGAGCAAAAGCTTTCTTTACATTTTTAGCTTGATACTTTCCCTTCTTCATACCCTTTGCGTTTATTAGAATAATAGCATCAAACTTAACACTGCTGTCAATTTTTACTTTATTATTATCTAATACATATCCGTCTGATATATTAATCTTATTGACACCGTATACATCATAGAGTTTCGTGAACATATTTTCTGATGTATTAGTATTTGCCACATACAAACCATATTCACTTCCATTTAACTTGTGAATAATCGGTAAGAAGTGGTGACCATAACTTCTGACAGGCGTATATTCTTCATTGGTCAATCTGACATTTTCATTATCATATGTAGAAACTATCAGGACGTTCTCAAACTTTTTCATAATCATCAATGTATCTAAGATTGATGCCTCTGTAGAAAGATATGCGATTTCTTTGCCAGTCAATCGTGATTTGTAAACTTTTTTTACATTCTCTTCCAGTGTTTCGAATGTATTATTTTTCCACAAACTCTCTAGATAATTAGACCTAATATTACCCTTTGAGTCATACGCAAACGGTTGGTATTGATTGAGAAACATTACTTATCGCCTTGATAGATTGATTGAATATGGTCTTCGAACTGTTCAATCTTCTCCGTGCGATTAGGCCATAGGATGTATTCCTTTTCAGGATTCAACTTCAGGTTGTTCAACAACGGTTGGATTGCATTATAGAGTTTATTGAGTTTCTCTTGGGTCTCTTCCACGTTAGAGGACACTGATGCGACCTGTGCGGTGGCAGTCTGGACTGCTTCCAGTTCGTTCTCATCTACAAGGGTAAACCCAAAATCAAATAATTCGTCAGACATGTCAGTCTCCTTTTCTTCTATTTATATGAAAAAAACACTTGACAAAAGATGTTTTTTGTCGTAATATGTATATAGAGATTGAGAGAGGAATACATTATGGATGAATTTGATTATGGACAGTGTGACTATTGTGGTGAAGACAACGATATCAGTGGCCACTGTGTAGATAGTTTCTGTGAGTATTATGCAGGAACGCCTGAACACGATGCTTTGATTGAAGAATTTGGAGAGGATATGAACGATGCATACTGAAACTATGGTAGAATTTTTGGGTCAGACTAAAGACGGACTGTGGGAAGTCAGGGTCTATCCGTTTCAACAGGAAACATATATCGAAGGGTTCATGCACTTGCGTGACGCAGAGATGTTCCTCTATCAGTTTCGTGAGGTGAACTGATGTTTTATATATGGCATGAGTGGAAGAATAAGCGAGACCTTCTAAAGAGTATAGAGGCGGAGCGTAAAGCAGCCAATGAGCGTATCTGGAAGAGGCTTAATACAGAACTGAGAGTGGCACGGAAGAATAAAGACTGGGATAAGTCTAATCATTTGAAGGTGCAGATTGCTAATTACAGGAGTGATAAGCGTGGCAGTGGAAGAACGATGTTGAAGTTTGATGCTCGTCATGGGTTCTCTAAGTGGAATTATTAGAAAGGTAGACTGATGAATTTTGAACTTTTCCTTCGTGAGATGTATCGCGAGAACTGTAAAGAGCGTAAGGCGTTTGGTCAAGAGGTTTACGAGTTCGAACAATATATTCACACTAATGAGTATTTTTTGCTTGACAAATTCCGCGAGATATGTAATAATCAAGTATAGTCGAAAGGATAAAAGATTATGGAATTGATTGGTAAACAAATTGTTGTGAATGCATGGGAGCCTGTTGCGGGTTCGGTTGAGAAGACTGTCACACTCACTAGTGTCCTTGATGGGCCTGGCAGTGACCGCCGTGACTATGTTACGGTTGAGGGTCTAAAAGACTGGGAAGTTGATATGCCCCTAGAAGACTTTATCAAAATGGTTGTGGAGGTTCTGTAATGGCGTTATTGACATTTGCTACTGATGAACGTATTGATGTTCTCCGTGAGAAGTTTGACACTCTCACAGAAGGCATGGACAACTGGAAAGACCCGATTGATACGGTCATTCCGATTGCTGAGTTCAACGACATGCAGGATGCGTGTGCGTGGTTCACAGGCTCAGAGTTGTTCGTCAAAGAACAGATTATGAATGAAGCTAAGTTTCGTGTTCAAGCGGAGGGTTACTACAATGCAGTCGGAGCGTAATGTAAGTCATGTGTCGATAAGGAAACGTAATCAGTATCAGAATACATATACTTTTGATAATGGATACGGTGCATCTGTGATTTGTAATCAGAGTTCGTATGGCAACACCGATGGACTTTTCGAAGTCGCGGTGCTTGACATTAATGGAAACTTGTGTTACAATACAACTATCGCTGATGATGTGATTGGTCATTTGACCTTTCAAGAAGTTGCTGATGTATTAAAAGAGATTGAGAATTTGGTATGATGTATTTTCTAGTTTTATTTACGATGACAGGTAGTGTCGAAGTCGTGGAGTTCACCAGTTATAATCACTGTGTGAATGCCTATGAGATTCTCAAGGAAGTCGATACCGTCAAACATATTGTGGGGTGCTTACCGAAATGAATATCTTTCACCTAGACAATGACCCTATCAAGGCAGCCCAGATGATGCTTGACAAACATGTTGTCAAGATGATTGTCGAGTATGCTCAACTAATGTCAACCGCACATCGTGTGCTTGATGGTGAACACTATTATGGTAAGACTGTGAATGGCCGTAAGATTGCTCGTTGGAAACATCCAACACTTGACAATCAACTCTACAAGGCATCTCATGTCAACCACCCATCAAATATCTGGTTGCGTGAGTCTGATGATAACTACTTCTGGTTGTATCGTCACTTTCGTAGTGCGTGTAAAGAATATACACATCGGTATGGAAAATATCACTTGACAGATACTCGTTTATCTGATATACTACTCAACATACCTAAGAACATCCCCAAAGTGGGATTGACGAAATTCGCTCAAGCAATGCCTGACTATTGCAAACGCGAAGACCCAGTAGATGCATATCGCTTCTACTACTTGAATGAGAAACGTTCATTTGCTAAATGGACAAATCGTGATGAACCTGATTGGTGGAAGGAGTGTGCATAATGATTGACCGCCGTAAAAAGAAAGTTGCTGAAGACCTGTTCGAAGGTGACTATGATAACCGTGACGTTCTGTATTGGAATGACACAAAAGATTATTTCGATGAGATTGGTGTTACCAACTCTTATCAAGACACAGTAGGATATGACAATGACTGGAATTGATTTAACATATGATAATATAATCGAACAATTAGAAAATGGAATTGTTCGTCTGTCTTTCATCAAAGTGAAAGATGGTCAAGTTCGCAACATGCGAGCTACACTGAAAGAGGATTACATTCCTCGTCCTGATGGTGACCCTGACAGGAGAAAACATCTTCAAGATAAAAAAGAAGTTGTTCGTGTTTATGACCTTGATGTAGAGGGGTGGCGTTCTTTCCGTGTAAATACTTTGCAAACTTTCGACACTATATAGTGTATGGCAAAGAGAAAACTCACTGCGGAACAGAAGAAGGCTGCGTCTGAACGTCTTGCGAAAGCACGGGCAGCACGAGGTCACGATGGTCGGATGGGAGTTCACGAGAGTATTCGTGACCTTCCTGAAGACCATTACCTTCATTGGAAGAAAGTGAAGCAATGGATTAAGTCCTGTGAGTTGGAACTAAAAGGTATTAGGCATCTCAAGAAATCTAGTAAGTATACTGAGAGAGCCCAATACAAAGACCTTGAAGTCTACATCTATAATATGAAAAAATATTTGACTAGTGGTGTCTGGTTAGACTTTCGTTATGGAGAAGACCGTGAGAGTAAAATTAAATATCGTTGTCTTGCGAAAGCTTATGATGAATACGGTGAAGTGAAACGCACAGTCGGTGTCTGGTATGATGATGTTGGTATGTGGTCTAAGGAGTTGAAAGAAGAACTTGAAGGTTGATTTAATTATTGGTGGTGTTGACTCTGACTCAAACGAGGAGGCAAACTTTCTAAGTAAGAAGAAGTTCTCTCGTATGATTGAGGACACCGTTAAACGAAACAGTCTGTCCTATATGGACGCTGTAATTCACCTCTGTCTAGAAAATACGATAGAGGTTGAAGATGTGAAGAAATATCTCTCCACATCAATTAAGCAGAGAATTGAGATGGAAGCAATGAAACTCAATTATCTGGATAAGGGTAACTCAAAATCCTTATCCGAATAAATAAATGTATTGACAAATACACTATATTATGATACAATGAATACACATAATACGCAAATATACGGAGAATACAAATGTCTTTTGCAAATCTAAAATCTAATCGTCCTGATATTTCTAAACTGGCATCTGCTGCCCAAGAAATGTCTGGCACAAAACAAACCAAAAACAAATATGAAGACCTACGTTTCTGGAAACCAACTGTCGATGACGCTGGTAACGGATACGCAGAGATTCGTTTTCTTCCTGCTGTCGAAGGTCAGGAACTCCCGTGGGTTCGTTACTTCGACCACTTCTTCAAAGGCCCGACTGGTCAATGGTATGTTGAGAAGTCTCTGACTACTCTGGGTAACAATGACCCTGTGAGTGAATACAACTCACGTCTTTGGAACTCTGGTATCGAGGAAGACAAAGAAACTGCGCGTAAACAGAAACGCCGTCTGCATCACGTCTCTAACATCATTGTTATCAGTGACCCTGCCAATCCTCAGAATGAGGGTAAGGTATTCCTGTATGACTATGGTAAGAAAATCTTTGATAAGGTTATGGACAAGATGCAACCAGAGTTTCCTGGCGAAACACCAATCAATCCGTTTGACTTCTGGGCTGGTGCGAACTTCCAACTGAAGATTCGTAACGTTGCAGGATATCGTAACTATGACAAGTCAGAGTTCAAAGCACCCGCTGCGTTGTTCGATGCCGATGAGACCAAACTCGAAGCAACCTACAATCAGTTGCACGAGGTCACTGAGTTCACCGATGCATCAAGTTACAAAACCTATGATGAGTTGAAAGCACGTCTCGAAACTGTTCTGGGTCAAGCAACAGGTGGTGGTGCAACTGTCAAGAACGAAGCACTGACACAGACTGCCGAGACTGTTGAACCAAAAGCAACAGAACCGCAAGTCATTCAGTCTGCGCCTGAACCTGCCATCGCATCAACCGATGACGATGATGACACACTGTCTTACTTCGCGAAACTCGCTGCGGAAGACTAGGATTCATTCTCCTATGGATGATGAGAAAGGGTGGCTTCGGTCACCCTTTTTTAATTAGGCTTCTTGTCGGTATCGTCGGTTGCAGCCGAGTAGTCTTGAATAAATGAGTTTGCTGACTGATAAATTGCACCAGTGCTATTGTCCACATAGTTCATTCCTGCAACACCTTGTTCTGTTGCCAACTTATTGATTGCATCGAGACGTGACTTCAATGCATCACCCTGTAGGTTTTCTTCTTTAATTTTCTGTAGTGCTTGATTTCTTTGTTCTAAGAACTTGCGTTGTTCATCAGACAAATCAGCTTGATTTACATCTTGAAAAGCATTGCCTTGCACTTCACCGGCGTCTGTTATTCCAAGTTTGTCTTTTATAAAGCTTTTTACGTTTTGAACCAATCTGTCGAATAGTTCACCAACGAAGTCAAAAATACTCTTTACTTTTGGAATGATACTTTCTTTTACATAATTGTCAGCAAAGGAAAAAAGTTCTGCAACTCCGTCTCTCAACCAACCAAGTTTAAGCCATTCTACAAACGCTTGAAGAGTTGGTGAATTATTTGCTAATTCATTCAAATCTTCACCCAAGACAAATCCTGTCAAAAGGTCAAACGCTTCGTTGAATGCATCACCTATTTTTCCAATAGTTTTATCAAAAGCATCTGCAACTTTTACACCAAATTCAAAGTCGAAATATTCAGATACTTTTCTTAACCCACCTGTTATGATTTCAACGAAGTCAAAGATAAAGAAGTTGATGACACCTCGAACACCTTCTAGGAGGCCGGTGACAATTCTTTGTCCAATATCACCCTCACCAGTAATCAGTTCTTTAACGAAATTAAATGCAAAAACAAATGGCGCTGAGAATACTCTACCAATTATTCCAACAAAGAAACCAAGAAAGCGGCCAAACACTCCAACAAAATTAGAGATTGCTCGTATAACAGGATTTTTATCAACCCCGAAAGATTTGAAATTTTCTCTCAAGAATTTGAATGGCTCAATTATTCCACGAACCAAATCACCAAACGGTTTGAGAATACCACCAGCGAGTGACAATCTTAGTGTTGCACCTAGTTTAGCCATTTTAGTGGTAAAGTCTGAAACTTTGAGTTCTTTTAGACCTTTCACACCAGCATTTATCTCAGCTCCAATCTTGGTAAACCCAATCATGAAATTTTTGAATGGTGCGAGAATCCGTGTTCTCATAAGACCAAAGAATCCTTTCTTACCATTCTTATCACCACCAGCGATTCTTTGAAACAAATCTTTATAGAAGTTTGCATAGGCTGATGCAAGACCAACAATAGCCCCGACTGCACCCGCACCCGCAACACCAAGTATTCCGCTTGGAGACAGAATATCTTTAGCACTGACCTTTGCTAATGGTGCAAGTGTTTCTTTTGCCTTTTTATCTTTATCCCTTTGGGATTCAAGTGCATCAAGTTTACTACGGTCATCACGTTTGAACATCTCAGCAAATTTGCCGACAATTTTACTAAGAACTTCGCGGTTCTCTTTTGCGTCTTCTTGTTGTTGTTCACTGTTATGTTTTAGTTGTTCAGTGACGGCGTTCATCTCAGCCATTTTGTTTTGCTCTTTCTTTTTCTTCTTCTAGGTGTTGCAATAACATACTGACATATATTTCCCTCTCCCACGGCATCATCATATCCAGTTCCGTTAATGAGTATTTAAAGTGTTGCATCATAGAAAAGTTCGTATTATAATGATTCACTAAACTCTCATGAGAGAGGCTTATCAGAAAAAATCAGCGACCCCTCTCAGTTCTTGTTTATTATCTGAACTACAATTCGAACAATTGAATTCGATGTCATGTTTCAGTGTAGGCATTTGTTCTACAAAGTCTGATACCATAGACAACTGTGCGGTTGTCATGGATTCAACAAATTCTTTTACTTCGACTGATTTAACTTCGTTGGTGTTGATTCTCTCATCAGGAGTGATGATTGCACCAATACTTTTTTCAATTAGTTCAAATGCAAATTTACTTTCCTGTTTACCCTCTTCATATCCATCAACGACTTCATTGAATTTTGGGTATGTCATCTCAATAGAAATCTCTGGGGTAAGTTCAATTAGTTTACTCACATCTGATTTTGGAATCTTGATGTCACCAACAGGGATAACCACTTCATTCTGATGTTCACACTCAGAACACTTCACACCAATCGTTGATGTTTCACCAACAGATTTGGAACGAATTTGTAAGAACATATATTCAACATCAAAGGTTGTCAGTGATTGTGGATTTATATCCTCATACACACAGGCAGCAACCGTGTCTACCATTGCTCTCATTGCTTGTTTCTGGTCTTGCGACTCAAATGCCATAAGAAGAATTTTTTCTTCCTTGACAAGATACGGCCGATATGATATTACACTTCCTGTGGAAGGGATTTCTAGTTCATACTTCGGTGTATCATTTAACTTGGGTAATGCCATAATTTAACTCCATAATTACCTTAATACTCTACGAATCAATTCGCCTGCGAGACCTTCAACCAAACCGCTGGAGATTTCGCCTTGTTGGGAGCGCCAGTCTTTGTAAGACAATTGGACTGACACTTCCACAACATCTTGCGTTTCATTATTTAGTGTGATTTCATTCAGTGTTGTTGGGTATGCATTCTCAAGAACACAACTGTATGCAATCTGGTCACCAAAGATACCGTTCAAATCAATCTCACCCTGTGCAAGGTCAAGTGGCCCAATACGAGGGAGACGATTACGAATACCACTAGGAATTCTACCAGTATCAAAAACTTTCTTCTTTTTGATTGGGAATGACACACCCTTCTTCAGTTGTTGAATGACAACTGGTTTGGCATAGTCTTTGAAATACCCAATCGTTTTTGTTTCTCGATTGTGTGCAAGGTTCTGCCATGCCTCAAAGTATCTGCGAATACCATAGTCGTTCATGCAGTAGAATGTCATATTCAAATCTGCAACTGCATATCCGTTTGCAACTTTGGTTAGAACTGTTCCAATCTGTTTGTCCGTTGACAAAACCTGACGGCCTGGCAAACTAGTTACACGACACAACATGTCTAATTCTCTTGGGTCGTTACCACCCAGAGGCGCACCCTGAATACGAGGCAGTTGAACACGGAACATGTTCTGTGATGCGAACCCACCACCCCTACTTACTTGCGCTCTAAAATCGTCTACGCGAAATACCATTATCCTATCATCCGTCTTGAATCTGAGAACACTTTGGAAGAGTTTCTCTTGCGGAAGTCTGCGGTTGGTAGGAAGGTTGCGATTTCCCACTCTGGTGCTTGGACTTCTGCGAACTTACTCTTCACATGGTCATTCAGATAGTGTTTGAAACATGGTTTGAAATACTTGAACTTACTTGCAGCCTGCAATCTCTTATAGGTGATATTGAACTTGGAATCATCACTCGTCTTACTGGACTGGATATCCAGAAGGGAGTCAAGGAACTTCGCACGAAGAAGTGGTGGAAGATAGTGAAGGTTCAATCCATAGAACCCACCTTCCGCAGGGCCAACCACAATCACCAGAGGAAACGCATCATAGTATGGAAGGGTGTCTTTGGTCTTCGGGTCATAGAAGAACATCTGCATCGAACCAATGATTTGTCTGTTGCCACGATTCAATTCCTTCTCTTGCATCAACGCTTCACGGTTGACAGAACGAAGGTTCTTTGCTTTCTTACGAAACCATTCACGCGATTCCTTCGTGCGTGGTGTAATACCAGCACGGAATGCTTGCAGTTCCAGTCTTTGGAATAAGTTACTCATGCCAGTATTTATACTTATTTCTTACGTCTTTTGAAAGGTTTTAGTTGTTTTGTTGATTTAGGTATGATTGACTTGAGAGGTTCGTTCTTTTCTGTCCAGATAACAAAGTGCCAACCACGGTCTTTTGCGTATTCTTGAGCCGTAGTCCACTTATTCATATTCTTAACATAAGTTAGACTTTCGGTGATATATCGTTTCGTTCTGCGTTGACCTGTCGGTGGTCGTGTCTGTGCGTCTGGTTTTATCTCAACCAGAAAGACTTTACCATCTTTCATCTTGATTTTTAAGTCCATGAAGTAACGATGATACTTATGGTCAACCTCATATAGATATGGTATGACCACTTCCTCACTTGACCACTCAATCACATTTGAGTTGTTATCACACCACTTGAAGGCGTGTTTCTCCCACAAAGAACGATAGATGACCTTTGTGTAGTCACCCTTATACTTCTTTGGATTTTTCGGTTTATATCGTCCAGAATATGCCATAAAACCTTATAAATAGTATCGAATTATTTTTATTTAGTGGATTTACAAATGGCATTAAAAGACAATTTCCAATATCCCATTGAAGATACTTCTGACTATGGTGGTCAGATTGTTTTTTCAGTTCTTGAGGAAGAACAACCAAATTTGGGTGAACTTGCCCAAAGTGCTCAGTCTAAGACAAAAGCTGCAAAAGATGCCATAAAAGATGTTGTCGGAGGTGACGTGCCTGGCACTAATCTAATACAACAATTCAAAGGTGGTGTCAATAGAGCATTAAAAGGCACACCACCAAAAACTGCTACTCGTAGAGTTTCTCTTTATCTTCCTGTTGGTCTTCAGTTCCGTGATAATGTCGCTTACGAAAATACTGACCTGTTATCTGGAAGTGTTGCTGGTTCTATTGCTGCTGGTTCTAGTGCCGCAGATAGACTGAAGGGCGCTAATTCTCAACAACAAGCGAGTCTTGCTATTGTTCGTCTTGCACAAAAAAATCAAGAAGTAGGTAATATTGCTAGGGCTGCAGCACGAGTTACCACAAATCCCAACAGTCGTGCCTTGTTCAAGAGTGTTGCACTAAGAGAGTTTGCATTTACATTTAAGTTTTTACCATGTTCTGCAAAAGAAGCAGAAGAGGTCAAGAATATTATCCAACTATTCAGAGAAGAACTTTATCCCGAAGATATTTCTGACGCTGGTATTTCTCTGGGGTATAGATTTCCAAACAGATTTAACATTCAAATTGAATATAACGGTAAAGAAGTTACAAACAAAATTCTCCCTTGTTTCCTCAGAGATGTGAGTATTACATACAACCCATCAACGATGGCAATGCATGATGACGGAAACTTTAGTGAGATTGACATGAGTGTATCATTTACCGAATCTAGAACACTAGACAGAAGACAAATTGAGGCAGGATTCTAATGGCATATTTCGACAACTTTGGAATCGTATCATATCGTTTTGGTGATAACGAGAGTCCAGTCCTTTTTAATAATCTCACTGCATATGTCGATGTAATTGACCAAGTAAAAGAGAATGTTGCTTTTTACAACAAGTATACTATCAGTGCAGGCGAGAGACCAGACACACTATCCTACAAACTGTATGGCACTCCAGATTACTATTGGACATTCTATCTGATGAACAATCACATTCGTGAGAGTGGTTGGCCTGTTGATAATTACGATATGTTAAATATTGCAAAATCAAAATATCCTTATCGTGTTGTGACAACCAACACAAACCTGACAGGTATCTTTCCTGTCGGTCAAAGTGTGACGGGTGTTAGTAGCACTACGACAGGAACAGTTATTCGTAGGATTTCTGATATGGGTCAACTCATCATTGATACGGGTGAAGAACCAAACACAACAAAATTTAATTCGACAGAGTTGATTCGATATACTGATGTAGACGGAAATATACAATCACTGACTGCCATTGCGGAGTCCGAACAATACAATGCTATTCATCACTACGAAGATGTGAATGGTGTGCATCAAGACCTGACGATATACGACTTCGGTAGTCCATCGGCAAGTTGGACACCAGTGACGTATAGAGATAGACTAGAACAAAGGAATGATGAACTCAAAGAGATTATTGTTCTCAAACCAGATGTTGTAAATCAAGTTGCGGGTGAGTTCGCTAAATTTCATAGAGAGTCGTAATGGCATCTAATCAAAACCAATCGCAACAGTTCAAGATTACTGAGGCGGTCATATCGGCAGACCGATTGCTGGAACAAGACTTTGATGTTCGCACCTCTATTGTTGAGTTGAATATCTTTGAAAGTCTTGACAAACCATACCTGACGGGTCAGTTGATTGTCTTAGATGATAACGCTTTACTTGATATAATCAACTTCAACGGAACGGAAAGATTTAAGGTAACCATTGCGTCTGTTACCAATGACCTTCAACCTGTGTTTGAACGTAGTTTCATTATGACAGGTATTGAACGGTCAGTCAAGTCCGAACAAGGTAAGGCGAGTATTCTCAACATTACACTGATGGATGAACACGCATTCTTGGCTCGTTCCAAGAGAATCAGTAGGTCATTCAGTGGTAGTATCGACGATATCATCGTTAAACTCATTGGGTCAGAGATGAAAAAGAATATTGACATCTCTTATCTGGGTGAGTCTAAACCAATTCAGACCAGTATGAAGGGTATCATTCCTAATCTAAATCCAATCGATGCAGCACTGTGGTTGACCAAAAGGGCTTCAACAATCACAGGGTCACCATTCTTTATCTACGGGTCAATGCATGATGACAATATCAGGTTTGGTAATCTAGACGCAATGTTATCTCAGGACGCATTCAACGCCAAGTTACCATATATCTACAATCCTGCAAACGTTGCTCTTGCAGAACAGGGTGGAGAAGATAAGAAATCATTTATTGTATCGGGTATGAAGACAACCAAGATGTCCAACACTCTCAAGATTATTGAACAAGGATTAGTCGGTTCTCAGTATTCTAATACAAATCTAAATACAGGACAAATCTTCTCGCAACGACACACCATTCGCAAGACCCTTGAAGGTCTACAAACGAACAGTGTGATTGGTAAAAATCAGAATGTCTTTGATGATGAGTTTAAAATTGGAGAACAACACATTGATGATTATAACTCTATGAACTTTCACACGATTACATCCAGAGGCACATACGAAAGACACAAGAGTTACCACGACGAACACGATGAGGTTCGGTTCAAGAAGAAGATTGAGACCAATGCAATCAAAGCACACCTATATAAAAACCTATTCAATGTTGTTGTGCCAGGCGTAGGTCTGATTGTATCAAAGGCTGGGGTTGGAGATATAATCAAACTGAATGTAATAAACGATAACACAAATGTAAACAAGAAATCTACCTCAGACACAATGCTCGACAAAGGCAAATCTGGTGATTTCCTTGTTTATGAAACAAGACATGTCTTCTCTGATACCACACATAATGTCTCTATGAATATTTGTAAACTGGAGAGACAGGCATGAATCCAATTCTATCAGAATACTACGGTGACAATACCAGATGGTTCGTTGCAACTGTCATAGACAATATGGCTCCTGCTGGATATGAGGGTCGTTTCAAGATTCGTATTCACGGTCTGCATTCTGAGTCCACCAAAGATATTCCACAACACGACCTTCCGTGGGCGCAGTGTGTATTGCCGACCACAGAGGGTGGTGTATCAGGTATCGGTAGAATGCCTCACCTGTTACCAAACGCATTGGTGTTTGGGTTCTTCATGGATGGTATTCATTCTCAGACACCAATCATTCTGGGGTCGATACCTCATGTCGAACTTCCAACACAGGTTCAGTTAGGTATTCCTGAGAGTGGGTTGACCGAAGAGATGCCCGAAGATTTCTTTACGAAGGTGTTCAATGCGAATAAACCATCGGAGATAGATATCAAGAATGAAACAGTGGGTGCAATTGGTAGGTCTGTGAAGAGAAATCGTGAGAAGGTTTCGGTTCAGTTCTTCTTGAATCTGGGGTATACCATCAAACAATCAATCGGTATTGTCGCGTCTCTATCTTTCGTGTCAGGTATGAAGACCAATCTCACAACCGAAAACAAAGGACTTGCAGACTGGTCAGAGAATAGAGTCACAGACCTGAAAGCATTCTCTAACGACTACAAAACTTTCTTCACACAGAATTCATTCATTGCATATGAGTTGAGAGGAACACAAAGTGCAGCGAACATCAGACTTCTTCAGTCCGATAAACTTGAAGGCGATAAGGGGACGTGTAGTATCTTCTGTAAATACTATCTCAAGAAACCTGATGCAACTACAATAAGTAGTGTTGAACGTATTGCACGAGAATTAGTTGATAGGATAGTATAATGGCGTTGAATAAACAAGACCTAGACACTACTCTAAAATCTCTTACTAGACGAGAGGTTAAGCCTTTAGACTTGGGAATAGAAACATCTGAAGAGATTTATGCAAAGTTAAAAACTAAAGTCGGTCAAAAAGACGGTGAAATACTTGGTGGTGTCAAAAGTCTTGGTAAAGAGAGTATCACACCCAACGAAGTGTTAGATACATCTGTCGGAAAAATAACTGATGATATCGGTGTGAGTGGTCTTGATACTCCTAGTGAAGACGCAAATACTCTAAGTGGATTTTCTTCAAACACTACAGCGAAGAGTGGTATACTTGCAATTGGTCAAGGTGGCCCTGCTGGCATAGAATCCGCAACCAAGAAAGCTGAAGAGAAATCAGCGGCAACAAAAAGTTCGATTTCTTCTTTTACTAGTTCTATCGGTGGAACACCAACAACCACACAAACACCATCCTTCGGTGACACATTAGATGCCGCGAAAAGTGTTACACCTGTGTCTTCTCTGAGTGGTGTTGTTGCTGATGCAAAAGATGTTGTATCAAACGCAACAGGTATCGGTGGATTGAATGCGGAAACCATAAAACCAAAGAATATACTGTCAACAATCAGCAGCATTGGTGTATTGGGCCGCAGAGTTTTTGATGATGTAACTACATCAGTTAATAACTTTGAAGCGGGTGTTTCGGAATTTTTTACCAATGTATCAACCTCTGTTGATAGAGGACTTCAGGGTGGATTCTTACAAAATATTACAGAATCTTTCACAGGTAATGCGAGGTCATCTCTTAGAAATATTGTTGCTGGTGGTATTACATTATCTAACGAAGAGAGTAAACAACTGTTAGGTCAGGTATCATCTAAAGACCCTAAACAATCGGTGCAGGCAATACAAACGATTGTAAATAAGTCTGAGAATGTTACGGACAGAACGAAGACTCTTGTATCACAGAGTAAAGCAACATCAACACAAGAGTTGGTAGATGATGTTAGAAAGATTGGTAAAGAGGAAGGTGTTCCTGATACTGAAATCCAAGATGTGGTTAATGAAATCAATACAATCGATAAGTCACTCAATGACCTTGATACAACGATATCTGGTTCAACCGTAGTAGATGCAAGTTTATTCGACGCACCAACGCCTCTTACATCTACTGCAAACAAGTGGGCTGGAAGAGAAACGCCACAAGATGCATTCACCCTTGTATCTTCGGTTGAGGAACTAGACGCAGAGTTCTCTACAGTCAGACGAGATGTGACAGAAGTTATTATTCACGCCACAGAGACTTATTCTAATAAGAACATCGGGTCACCAGAGATAAATGACATTCACAACAAACTGGGACACGATGGTATCGGGTTTCACTATGTCATCCGTAGAGATGGTAGTTTGCAAAGAGGTAGACCTGTCAACCGTAAGGGTGAACACGCACCCGTGAATGACCACAATGACCTTTCCATTGGTGTTGTAATGGTAGGTGGATTGGCTGCTGCATCTGGTCAGGAGAACCCTTCTCGTTCTCCACACTCGTTCACTCGCACACAGTTCACGACACTGGAACAGTTCCTTGAGTCGTTCTATCGTAAGTTTCCAGGCGGTCAGGTGTTCGGTCACAACGATGTGGATGTCGCAGAACTTGACCCATACTTTGATGTGCCTGATTATGTGGAGTCAATCTTCAGAAAAACAAATAAGACAACCGACCCATTGAATACAGGGCCACTCAAACCTTCGGAAATATCATGACTACAAAAAAAGATAAGTTTGAACTTCGTGTAGAAAATCTAGGGGCAGGACAAGAGGAGACTCTGGGTGTTCCTGTTGATGGTATGCAAGACCCTACAGGTGCATTACCTAAGAGAGACTACAACTATGATGTGTCAATCAACAAGGCGGCACGAGGAACAAAGGTAAACAACCTGTATGCTGGTGGTGGTGACTTCGGTGTTCCTCTAAACATTGCACCACAGAGACCATCACAATATCCTAATAACCAAGTGCAGGAAACTGCATCGGGTCATGTCATTGAACTTGACGATACGCCAGGCGGGGAACGAGTTCTCCTGCGTCACCGTAAGGGGGCGGGTATAGAGATGAGAGCAGATGGTTCGGTAGTCATCTCTGCGTTGAACAACAAGGTCGAGGTTACGGGTGGTGACCAGACTGTCATCATCGAGGGTAACGGTAACCTTGTATACCACGGTAACCTGAACATGAAGGTATCGGGTGACTATAATATAGATGTTGGTGGCAACTTCAATGTCAATGTTGCGGGTAATTTGGTAGAACAGATTGAACAGAACCATCGCACAACTGTTACAGAGAACTCTCAGTATACGACCAAAGGAACGAATACAAACAAGACTATCGGAACGCATACCGATGTTATGTTAGCAGATAATAATCAGGTTGTCAAGGGTAATCAACAGAATGTGGTTGAGGGTGACATCGATATCGCATCTGAACAGAACATCTTCATATCTGGTAAGGAACAGTTCGCGGTCACATCTAAGGTATCTAACCTGACGGGTGTCAACAACGTATCCGTGTTTGGTCAGAAAGGTTCTATCGGTGGTGAACAGGTTGACTTCACTGGACGAGTATATCAAGGCAAAGATGGTGCAACTGCCGAAGGGTCTGGTGCGATTTATCACGGGACATTCAAGGGTATTGCAGATGAGGCGGTTGAAGCGTATAATGCCAACGTTGCACAAAAGGCAGAACGCGCTGACGAGGCTGCCGACATAACTGGGACTCTTACTGACGCTTCGTATAGTCCCGGCTCACTACATAATGAAACTGCTTCTCTCGCAACAAAGTCCCAAGCAAGCATCAGTGGTCAGGCACAAATCACTATCGACAAGGTTGTCAACCACGGAACGACAGGTTCGTTTGCAATTCAGACCGTTGTGGTCGATGCTGATGACCTGTTGAAACTGAAGATACTGTTGACCGACAACTATAAAGATGTATTTGCGAAGATTCCTACCACTCAAGAGATTAGGTCTTCATTTAGAAATAGTGCGAACATCGATGCAATTGGTGGTGTCCTCGTATCAGAAGACAGACTGAATCCGAAGTATAGAAGTAAGACACCGCCATCGATTGGTAGAACCGTGAAGAAGACACCTTCGTCAAGGTTCGGATATGAACCAATCGGTAACGCACTTGAGAACAGAGGTAAGAGATTTACACCATGATTATTCTAGTTGACCCAACCTATAATCCAGAACTCCAGTCGGAGATTACCTCTGCAACTACCCTTGCGCCTGGCATTACGATGTCAAAGTTTCTGGGTGCGTATGGTGACCGCACACCATTCAATCATGTTGCAACTGTATCAGAACGCAAACAGATTGCGAGAAACCTGTATCTACAGGCAGAGGCCATGAGAACAATCAACGGTAACACAACCCACTTCAACGATGTGAGACTGATTGTATCTGAAGGCATCTATGACCTACAGACACCTGACCTGAATGATGAGACTATGAAGAAGAAGTCAGATGGTCGTTTGGTATACTATCAAGTCATTGGTCAGGACGGAAAGGTTGACTTCGAGAAGACCTTTGACGTTGCAGAATACTGGAAAGATTATATCAACTTTGGTGCTTTGTATTTGGACTATGACAATTATAATCCAGATGAAAGTCTAACTGGTCAGATTGGATTAGAGTTTCCGACTGTCCCCTCCAGTTTCGATGTATCATTTAGTAAGAAAGTAGAGACTTATTTCAATAATAGTTTGATGAGTTTGGATGAACTTATCGAAATCCGTGAAAAAGTCTTATAAATAGAGACATGGCAACTAGAAGAGCATTCGCACAGGAAGATACAGACCTCAACACGACATCGGTGACGAGTAGTCGTGTAAAGGAATATATCGATATTGACCTGACATTTCAGGCAAAACCTACAAGCGGAGAGATTTTTAAGAAGAAGGATGCGGCTGCGGTAAAGCAAGCAATCAAGACGCTCGTCATGACAAACCTTCTTGAGAAACCATTTGACCCATTCTTCGGTGGAGACATACGGGGTCAACTCTTTGAGTTAGCGGATAGAGATGGGTCTTCTATTCTGAGAGAGAATATTATAGACAACATTGAGGCATATGAACCAAGAGCAGAAGTCTTGGATATCGTGGTAGATTTATACCCAGATAATCATGCTCTCAATGTCACAGTAAAATTTAAGGTAGTAAACACAGAAGAGCAAGTTGAATTTACAACTAGACTTTCAAGGTTGAGATAAGATGGCAACAACAATAAAATCAACAGCACTAGATTTTACGGCAATCAAGAATAATCTAAAAACATTTCTTGCCGATAAACCTGAGTTTGCTGACTATAACTTCGAGGCCTCGGGTCTTTCGAATATCCTAGATGTTCTCGCATACAATACACATTACAATGCACTGACCGCAAACTTTGCGTTGAATGAATCATTTCTAGGAACTGCCCAACTGCGTAGTTCTCTTGTCTCCCTTGCAGAGGGTATCGGTTACATTCCAGACTCCAAGACATCTTCGAAGGCCATCGTGAATTTGTCAATGAACCTGAGTGGTGTATCTGGTCGCCCAACCATAATCCAAATCGCGTCTGGTTTCAAGTTCAATGCAACAGTTGATGATACAGACTATGTTTTCCAAACACAAGTAGACCTCTCTGCGACAGACGATGGCGCGGGTATCTATGAACTCAAAACCTCGACGGGTTCGGAAGACATCGATATCTTTGAAGGAACTTCAAGAGTGAAAACATTCCTCGCAAGTAAGTCGGAAGAGAATGCTGTATATGTAATTCCTGACGAACTCCTTGATATCGAGACTGCGGTGGTTCGTGTATACGAGTCACCTTCGTCCGCCAGTTTTATAACATATAAGAATTTGTCAGAAGCAACAACAATCAACGCCAACTCAACACTGTATATTTTGAAAGAAACTCCAAACGGATTGTTTGAGTTGTCCTTTGGTAACGGTGCGACACTGGGAACTGCTCCTGTCGAAGGTAGTAAAATCACTATTGATTATCTGGCAGTGAACGGTTCTGATGCAGATACCGCTAAAATCTTTGAACCACAGAGTCAAGTAACTATCGATGGAACAGGATATGATGTTACCGTATCAACAGTTGCAAAAGCTGTAGGTGGTGGAGACAAAGAGACAGTTGAGTCAATTCGTCAGAATGCCCCATTCCAGTATGCGTCACAGAACAGAATGGTCACGGCTGTGGATTACTCTGCGTTGGTTCTCAAAAACTTCTCGACACTCATCAAAGACATCAAATCGTTTGGTGGGGAAGAGGCACTTGAACCAGAGTTTGGAACAATCTTTATGTCTGTATTGTTCAATGACGATGTTGGTGTTGCAACTGAAGCGTCCACCAAACAGGCAATCGTTGACCTCTCGGAACAACTATCTGTTGCATCATTTAATCTGAAGTTCTCTGACCCTATCAAGACCTTTATTGAGACAGAAGTATTTTTCCAGTTCAATCAGAACTTGACCACACTCTCACGAAACACGGTCACAGATAATATCAAAACTGTAGTGCGTGATTACTTTAGCACTAGCACAGGTAAGTTTGACCAGTCATTCAGACGTTCAAATCTGTTGACATTGATTGATGCAAACAGTCCTGCGATTCTTTCATCTCGTATGAATGTTAAGATGCAACGCAGATTTACACCGACCCTCACTGCGGTTCAAGCGCATACTCTACGTTATGCGGCCGCCCTCGCTTCACCAGATGATTCCGAATATATTATTCAATCAACTGGATTTAAGTTCAGAAACAAAAACTGTATTTTAAGAAACAAATTAGGTTCTAACAAACTTGAAGTCTTCAACCTCGATGACACAGAAATCATTATAGATAATGTTGGTGACTATACTGGAGACACAGTAAGAATTGTCGGTCTTCAAGTTGATGAGGTGGCTGGTTCTAGTCTGTTCGTCAAACTCAGCGCAACACCCGCCAACCAGAGTGTGTTAACACCATTTAGACAAGATGTCATTGAAAATGATGAGTCTCGCTCCTTTGTTCGTATCGTAGATGTTGAGCCTGGAGTCACAAACTAATGGGACATAAGCAAGACGATACTCTGACAGACCTGAACAGGAGAGAGCTTACTTTTCCTGAAAGTGCTATTGAAAAGGTTTTGCCTGAGTTCTTTCGCACAGAGTATCCAAAACTTATCACACTCCTTGATGAGTATTATCACTACGAAGATGATGAGTCATCTCCTACCAAGTTGATTAACGACCTGTTCTATAGCAGGGACATCACACAGACTGACATAGAACTTCTTTCTTATATCGAGGACGAACTTCTGTTGGGTCAATCATACTTTGAAGGGTTCTCAGACAAACGTGCTGCGGCGAAATATTCTAATACATTGTATCGTTCAAAGGGAACGAAGTTTTCGATTCAACAGTTCTTTAGAACATTCTTTTCGATTGACCCAGATATTATCTACACCAAAGAACAAGTCTTTAATGTCGGTGAAGCTAGTTCTCAGATTGGATTTGACTCCAGAAAGTTTCTGACCGATAATAAATTGTATCAGAAGTTTGCTATTTTGATTAAGTCAGATATTTCATTTAACGAGTGGAGAGAACCATACAAGTTGTTCGTTCACCCAGCCGGTATGTTCATTGGTTCGGAAGTGCAGATTATTAGTGATGTAACAGATACTATCACCGCACCAAATGTTGTGGTTACACCACCTCCACCAATCGCCGTTCACTCTGAAGCATCGTTTGGGGATACACCTACGACAGACTTGAGTGCATTGGTTGATGACTTTAACACCGACTCTGCTGGTATCCTAAGTAGAATTAATCCAGAGATTAGACTGGAAGATTTCACAACATTCCAAATCTCTAAAATTCAAGCACAGTATAATGACATCCGTGAGACTCAAGTTGCAACCTCACCAACTATGGATGACTCTGATACATCTACATTGGCCCCACTTGGAGTGGTTAGTTATAATCGGTCAGAAAGCAATACACTAAGAAATAATAATTCAGCCGTAACTATCATATCCGACAGTGTGAACCCTGATGGTAGTGGTAACTTAGTATTCAGAATACCATCTGATATCAACGACACATTTGCAAGATTTGTCGGCAATGCCACTATCACAAATGGCACATCCCTAACTGATGGCACTATAGAACTTGGTTCGTTAAACGCTGAACCACCTAAAATAATTGCAACTATCACAAAGGGTTCTACAACAGGTAGATATATAGATTCAGATTCAGTTTATGAATTTACCCTTTCCAATATTATCTCTTCTAATAGTGGTTACACTTTTGAAGATTTGGTGGATGAATACGATACTAACCAGACTGGTGTGTATGTAAATGCAGTAACGGAGGTTAACGAATGGTTGGCTGACGGTATGGATATGTCAAACGACTTTACTTTCGAGACATTCGACCAAGACAGACATGTCTTCTACAGTAGTGATTCCGACCAATATTTGTTAAATCTTGGTCATCTTGATTGATAAAGTCTTATAAATAGAAGAAACATTTAGGGTTTAGAAATGACAAAACAGATTATTAATAGAGGCACAGCAGCAAATGACGGGACGGGTGATACCCTCCGCACTGCTGCCCAGAAGATTAATGAAAACTTCACGGAACTCTATACTATCGTTGGTGGTGATTCGGGAACGAGTCAGGTATCTTTTGACTCAGACGGTATCCTGTTTGAGGGTGCAACCGCCAATGATTTTGAAGTAAAATTAAAACTGGACGGTGACCCGTCTGCGGATGTGATTTTAAACATCCCCGTTGCTGGCACGACTGGCGACAACTTTGTTTTGACAACAACAACCCAAACACTGACCAACAAGACCCTGACAAGTCCTGTTATTACGACACCACAAATCAATGATACAAGTGCAGACCATCAATATGTATTTGCTGTGAGTGAACTTGCCGCAGACCGAAACGTAACATTACCACTTCTGACAGGTGATGATACTTTTGTGTTCGCGAACCACGCACAGACGCTTACGAATAAAACTATTGATGGTTTGACTGTAAGTAATGCAAACCTGACGGGTCTTGCAAATGGTTCTCTCCTACTTGATAGTTCGTCTAATGAGTATATTACATTCACCAATGTTTCAAGTGCAGTCAATCATATCGGTATTACCACGGCTGCGACTGGTAACAATCCTTCTATCGCTGCAACGGGTGATGATACAAATATTACACTTGAGATTACAGGTAAAGGAACAGGTGGTGTAAGTTTCGAGAGTAAACTAATTCTAGAAAAATCAACTGATGTGGCAACAGACACGGCAGTAAATCTAAACGAACCTCTCACGGTATTCAACTCTGGTTCGCCTATCTCACCAACTATTGCTGCTGGAACGGCACAAGGTGAGTTTCATTCATTCATTAATGTGGGTGCGGGTGAGGCAAGACTTACGCCATCGGGTGGGTCATCAAATATTTTGGGTGTAGACTCTGGTGATGGTTTTATTGCCTTTGATGAAGGTGATGGTTGCCAGTTGATTTGGAACACCTCAGTAAATAAATGGGTAATTGTAGCCAATAATGGGACTACAACAGGATAATAAAAATGGCAGTTATTACTAATACACTAAAAAAACAAGTTATTCAGTCTCTTCTGACTGATTTCGCAGATTCGTCGAACAACTATTACATTGGTATTGGTCGTTCCGAAGACTGGAATGACTCTGACACTGCGCGAACAACAATTAACGCTCAATGGGAAGAGAGAGGTCTCCGCAATGGTCTTCAGTCAGTGAAGAAAGTTATTGACTCGACCTTCGTTGTGCCTCGCTACAACTGGTCTTCGGGTGCTGTCTATTCTGCCTATGATGATAAACAGGTTGGTTATCCCACACAAACATACTATGTCATGAATGACGAGAACCAAGTATATGTTTGTATACAACAATCTAAAGACGCTGCTGGTAATGCGGTAGTATCGACTATCCAACCATCAGGTAATACAACAGGCGCACCATTCTCAACTGCGGATGGTTACATCTGGAAGTTCTTATATTCTATCAGTGCGGGTGATGCAACGAAATATATCGCTGCTAACTTCCTACCTATCAAACTTCAAGGGACTACTGACTCCTCATCCGCTGCTTCTGATGTTGAACAGTTGGCTGTTCAGAACGCTGCAACTAGTGGTCAAATTATAGGCTATGCAGTTGATTCGGGTGGTTCTGGATATACATCAAACCCAACATTGACAATTGTTGGTAATGGAACAAACGCAAAAGCATCCGCATCGATTTCTGGTAGTGCTGTTGTTACTGCTGAAGTCCTCGACAGTTCAGGCACATTGATGTTTGGTTCAGGTTACACTAATGCGATTATCACGGTAAGTGGTGGTGGCACACCGACCAAACCAGCAGTGATTCGTCCTATATTTTCTGAAGAAGGTGGTTTAGGGGCTGACCCAAGAAATGACCTTCGTGCAAATGGTGTCATGTTCACAGTAAAACCAGACGGAACAGAGAACGATGACTTTATTGTAGGTAATGACTTCCGTCAAGTTGGTCTTATCAAAAATATTAAAGACAGTGCGGGTTCAGATTTGTTCACTGCATCAACAGGTATTGCATTGAAGAAACTTATTTTCTCTGCGGTGACAACAGGATTTACCGCTGACAACACAATTGTCGGTTCAACTTCTGGCGCAAAAGCGTTGATTGATAAAGTTGACTCATCTAATGTCTGGTATCACCAGACCGATGTAACTGGTTTCACTAACTTTGATTCGGGTGAAGCGGTAACAGAAACAGACGGTTCTGGTGCGGGAACACTTAATGCGTCATTTGCACCATATGTTACACCTGAAGTAACAACGTCTACTGGCGATGTCCTATATATTGATAACCGAGCGGCGGTCACTCGTGCAAGTGACCAGACCGAAGATATTAAAATTGTAATTCAAATTTAAGGTTTGATTCATGGCTAACACATTTACAGAGAACTCATTCTCCACGACCTACAAAGACGATTTCACTGATAGTGATAACTATCATCGCGTCCTTTTCAATAGTGGTCGTGCCTTGCAGGCTCGCGAACTTACACAGATGCAGACTATCATCCAAGAGGAGATTGGAAGATTTGGTCGCAACATCTTCAAAGATGGTGCTTCTGTAAATCCAGGCGGGCCGACAATCAACAATAACTATGAATTCATCAAACTGAATACATCTAGTAATACTCTTCCTACCGACACAACCACACTGGTTGGAACAGAGTTTACTGGACAGACATCTGGTGTCAAAGCAAGAGTTCTTCAGGTTGTTGCGGCAGAAGGTTCTGACCCTGCAACTCTATATGTTCAATATACTGATACATCTTCAGGCACATCAAGTGCGAACCCAATCCGTATGTCTGCGGGTGAGGACATCAACAACGGGTCAGACACACTGACTGTTCAGTCTGCTGCTCCTGCGGTAGGTCGTGGTTCTAAAATTTCTAGTGCTGCGGGTGACTTCTTTGTTCGTGGCCACTTTGTATTTGTCAAACCACAGGAACTCATTCTTTCCAAGTATGATAGAAATCCAAGTAAAGTCATTGGTTTCAAAATCACCGAAGATATCGTTACTGTTGCTGATGATACTGCATTGTATGATAATCAGGGTGCGACACCGAACCTGTCTTCGCCTGGCGCTGACCGTTATCGTATCACACTTACTCTGACAACAGAAGATGCACTTGCTGCTGACGAAAACTTTGTCTACTACTGTGATATTGTTGACGGTCAAATCCTTGACCAAGTATCGGGAACAGAAGATTATAACAAAATCAATGAAGTCCTTGCAGAGAGAACTCGTGAAGAGTCAGGCAACTATATCGTAAGTCCTTTCACTGTAGACTTCACCGACTCAGGAACAAACCTGATTGCATCTGTATCTGATGGTATCGCATATATTAACGGTTACCGTGGTGCATCGGAAGTTCCTACTAAACTGACAATCGCCAAACCAAGAACAACAGAAACATTCACCAACGAAGTTACTGGTATCTCTTATGGTCAGTATTTCATTACAGACAGTGCTACATCTTTGGGTGGATTGAATATAAACACTCAAGAGGTTGTCAATCTTAAAGATGGTGCCGACCACGGTGTTTCTACTTCTACCATCGGGACTGCAAAGGTTCGTTATGTAGAAGAAGATGGTTCACAGCATCGTGTATATCTGTATGATATCAAAATGAATAGTGGTTCAGCACTTCGTCAAGTAAGGTCTGTCGGAACAGATTCAACTGATTGCATCAACCCACTCCTTGAGAATGGACAGGCTGTTATTAAAGAAGGTGACTTAACCAATTTAATTTACCCATTACCAAATGCAAGACCGTCTGACATTACTGATGTTGACTTTGAGGTTCAGAGACAGTTTACTGATACATCAAATGGTTCAGGTAGTGTTACTATTTCTGTTAACGCGGCTGGTGAGAAACTTGTAAATAAAAATCAGTGGATTGTAACAAGAGACGATACTGGCGCGGTTGTTACTGGCGCGACTATCACAATAACACCGCCGAACTTACTATCAGCCGAAATCACGAATCTTCCTACTAGTCAAGCAGTTACAATCTATGCGAAGGTTAATAAAGCGCAGGCATCTTCTCGTCAGAAAACACTTGTCGAAACGACTTACAATAACACTGGAGTCGAGTCTGATGGTAGTGGTCTCAAGTTTGTTGACCTTCATGCAGCAGATATCTACGATGTAATATCAATCAAACAAACCGACTCTGACGGTGTAGACCTCTCATATTTGTTTACTGTAGATAAAGGTCAACGTCCAGGCTTTTATGGTAATGGTCGATTGGTTCTAGAAACTAACGCTTCTGCACCATCGGGTGCAATTTTCTGTAGGTTCAAACACTTCACCCACGGTGGTGGTGACTTCTTTGATGTCACATCATATACTGGTCAGGTTAACTATGAGAGTATTCCAGAGTTTTCAACTGGGCCTCGTTCCTCACTTAATCTGCGTGATGTAATTGATTTCCGTTCAGTGGTTGATTCCGCTGGAACATTTACTGGAACAGATGCACGAGTAAATGAAGTTCCTACTAATGGTGATATCTTTCAGGGTGATGTAACATATTACCAACCACGCAGAGATAAGATTGTCATTTCAACCGATGGAACAGTAAAAAATATTACTGGTGAAGCAGGGTTTGATGCCCAGTTCCCAGATACACCAGAGAACACTTTAGGTCTCTTCTTGTTGGAACATAATGCATATGGTCTGAGTGACTCAGATGTCAACACAACTCCACTTGAAGCAAAAAGATTTACGATGGCAGACATCAACAATCTAGAGAAACGTGTCGATAAACTAGAAGAGGTGACTTCATTGTCTCTGCTCGAGGTTGACACATCTTCATTGTTGGTTCTCGACTCTGCGGGTAACCCACGCAGTAAATCAGGTTTCTTTGTAGACAACTTTGCTGACCGTTCATTCACAGATACAGAAAACGAAGAACAACGGGCTGCAATTGACCCATCATTAGGTGTTCTGAGTTGTCAAACAGATGACAATAATATCGCTCTTGTTTATGACCATTCAAAATCAAACAACACAATTCTGAAGGGTGACAATGTTTATCTGAATTACACAGAAAGTGTTGCGATTTCTCAGACAACAATCTCTGGTTTCGAAAACGTAAACCCATTCGCAGTTATTACTGGTGAGGGTAGTGTTACACTTTCTCCTGCTTCTGATGAGTGGGTTCAGACCAAATATATTCCTGCAAATGTTATTAACAGAACAGCTGAGGAAGACCTCGGAACTATAAATCAGGGTAGACTGAGAGCAGGCACGGCAAGAAGACGTGGTTTCAATCAATGGAGATGGACTCCGTTCTGGCGCGCCCCTATCTTTGGTTTTGGCATCTTTAGAGGATTTAACCTATTTGGTGGTTGGTCAGGCGTTTCTACATGGAATAGTAATGGTGTTCGTAGAACAGGAACGAGACGTTTAAGTCGAAGATGGCAACAAACAACTTTTGAACAAAGAGTTGTTGTTGGAACAAGAACTGTTCGTAAGGTAACAGGTGACAGAACTGTCTCTCTGACATTCCTGCCATTCATGCGGTCTCGTAAGATTATGTTCCGTGCAGAAGGTATGCGTCCAAACACTCGTTACTTCCCATTCTTTGATGGAAGAGATGTGAGTGCATATTGTCGAGAGGAAACATTCTCTAGATATGCTTCAGGTAGTAGTCTATCTTATGGTAACAGATATCGTAATAGTTCTGCACACCCACAAGGTTCAACCGATTTAGAATCTAACAGTGATGGTGTGATTGAAGGTTCGTTCTTCTTACCATCTAAAACTGATTTCAGATTCCGTGGTGGCACAAGAGAGTTTAAACTCTTAGATGTTAGTGTAAACAATGATGCCAATGCACTGTCTAGAGCAGCTGCAAACTACATATCACAAGGAACTTTGGACACAAGACAACAAACAATTACATCTACTCGTATCACTCAGGTTCGTAGAAGGCGTTGGACAGAGGTTACCAGACGTGACCCACTCGCACAGACCTTCCGTGTGACCAAACCATCGGGTATGTTCGTAACCAAAGTCGATGTGTTCTTCAAAGCAAAAGATTCGAAGATACCTGTTGAGATGCAGATTCGTCCTGTTGTAAATGGTCAACCATCCGCAACCGACATCATCTCGAATGCAATCAAGTTCTTGACTCCATCGGAAGTGAGTCTTGCTGGGTCACAGACACAAGCGGCCGCCATTGCTGCACCTACAACCTTTGAGTTTGACGAACCAGTATTCCTCAATCCGAATACAGAATATGCAATCGTTCTACTGGCAGAGTCGAAAGACTATGAAGCATATGTCGCAGAGACCTATGCGTTTGAGTTGGGTTCAACTGAGAAACGTGTGAACCGTCAACCTTCACTGGGTTCATTGTTCAAATCACAAAACGGTTCAACTTGGACACCTGACCAAACAAAAGACCTTGCATTCAAAATCTATCAAGCAGACTTCAATACTGCTGGTGGGTATGCGGTATTTGAAAACGCAGATGTTCCTGATGAAATTCTTGAAGACAATCCTTTCTTCACGGACAGTGGAGATGCGACAGTTACTATGTTGTTCCCGAATCACGGTTACAGTGATACTGATACAATTAATATTACTGGACTGGACTCCGCAACGAGATATAACGGTATTCTTGGTTCATCTATTATGGGTGAAAAACCCGTAGCTGCGGTAGATGGGTTTGGTCTGAGGTTTGAAGCCGACAGTGTATCAACATCTGCCGGTCGTTTCGGCGGTAGCGAAATTGTTGTAGACCAACAACTCAACTTCGATGTTGCGATTCCGAACTTCTCAACTATTCTTCCAGATGATACAACCCTCTCATATGGTGTTAAGTTCACTACAGGTAGTTCTCTGGCAGGGTCAGAAACTCGTTATCAGAAAGACCCAAATTACTCAGGTGATATTCAGATTGGTGACGAAAATCTATTCCCAAGACCTCGATTGATTGCCAAGGCTGCAAACGAATCAGGCGTGACTCAACTCAATGGAGAACGTTCAGTTACCTTCAAGGTAGACTTGGGAACGTCTCGTTCAGATGTGTCACCAATGATTGATGCACAGAGAACATCATTGACAACTACCACAAATCTTATTGACAGACAAGCCTCTAGTTCTGCGACTGGATTCAATGTTCCGTTGTCATATGCTCCTGAGACAGATGCTGTTGGTGGTTCTTCACTATCGAAACACCACACTTCAGTTCAGACTCTTGAGGAAGATGCTGTCGGTCTGAAAGTTATTCTTTCTGCTATTAGACCAAGTGGTGCAGAACTTGAATTGTATTACAGAGTCGCAAACGATGGTGACAGTATCTTTGATGTGGACTGGACACTTCAGTCATCAGAAACAACGATTGCTCCAGACGAAAATAACTTCCGTGAGTATCGTTATCTGATTGGTGGTGACGGTGGTGATGTAAACTCATTCACCCAATATCAATTGAAACTTGTATTTACGACAAGCAATCAATCTAAACCACCTGTAGTAAAAGACTTGAGAGGCATCGCACTGGCAGTATAATGAAGAAAGAATATATTATAGTTGACGGCAACTCCAGTCTCGCAAGAGACCCAGAAACAGGGGGAATCGTTAATATAAATAAGGAAGAGATATCCAAAGCCCGCGAAGCAAAGAAAAAAAGAAAACAAAAGGATGTGGAGTTCCAAGAATTAAAGAATGAAGTTGGTGAAATAAAAGAACTCCTCACTAAATTAGTAGAGAAACTGTAATGACAAATAAACCGACCCAAACACTGATTACAGATACCTTTAGTCAATTGGTAGATGGTGTCAATACCATCTCTTTAGATTTGGGTGCGACAGGACGATTGAACACAAATGAAGATTCAAGCGCTGTCGCTGCAATCAACGAATTAGAAGTTGCTGTTAGAGGAACTTCTAATAACCTCGTTGCTACTGACCTAGCATCGGGTGGTCTGACTGCGACTGACTTAACGGCTGCTATAGTAGAACTCGACAGTGACATTGGTGCAAGACCGCACACAACACTCACTACCCTTGCAAAAACTCTTACGGGTGCGATTAACGAACTCCACGACTCTTTGGGTGACGCAACACTTACGACACTCAATAAAGAAGTCAAGGAAGCAATCAACGAACTTCACGATTCAATCGGTGATGCTGCACTTACCACATCTGCGGGTGAGGTAAAGGAAGCAATCAACGAACTGGACGCAGAACTGGGAACAATCACTGCGGGTGCAATGGGAACTACTGCCTCTACGGTAAGTGGTGCGATTGCAGAACTGGAAGCAGAGATTGATACACTCAACACAAAGGTTGAACCTGCTCAAGCATTAACGACTACTGCAACCACATTATCCGATGCAGTAAACGAACTTGATGCAGAGATTGGTAGTGCATCACTCACAACTACCGCACAGACAGTCGTTGGCGGTATTAATGAACTTGACGCTGAAATCGGTAGCGCATCACTCAACACCACTGCACAGACTATCGCGGGTGCAGTTAACGAATTGTTCGCAGACATCGCAATTGATTCTAACGGCAACAACAATCACCTAGTCGCAGATAATATCTTTGGGTCATTCGAAAAATTAGATAGCGCACTGGGTAGCCTTTCATTTGATGCAGATATTGATGATAAAACAAACCTTACAACTGCAATCAACTCATTATCACAAGACCTTGCTTTATTGGACTCAAGTTCAAGTCTAAATAGCAATACAATCGGTAGTCTAAGATTGTTGGATTCTGATGGATTTGTTGGTAATGAAAGAATTACAGTTGTAAACGCACTTAACGCACTAAGGGCAGATACACCAAAAATCTATGATGAAACTGGCACACAACTAAATTAAGGACAGTGAAAATGGGCGTTAGCGTTCCACTAAAACTAAAGGATAGTGCTGGACTTCAAAGCTTCGATAGTGATGATTACGATTTCTTAGCATACCGAGCTGGACTACAACTCAGACAATCTGATAGTTCTGATATAGTTGCTCTTACAAGATTCCACGCTGGAGGACGGAACGTCTTTGATGTAGGAACTCTGACCAATACAGTATACGATTCCGCAACAGGAACTGGTGGTGACACGTCACTTCTATCTGTCACTTCAATTAGTAGTAATATCTACCGAAATGTCGGAACAGATGGTGAGGGTTCATTAGAAACATACAATGATTCAAACTATGCGAATCTTTTTTATCAAACTGATAGTGCATCACAACAGAAACTTGTAGCTTTCTCTGACAGTGATTGGAACGTTGTAAACAACGAAATTGTTTCTCGCATCTACAAATACGACTATGCGGGTTCTGTTCGTCTTGCGTCAGAAGTAACAGACTTTGATTCTGCGAATGGTGGATGGTCAAACATCCTACCAAATTTCTTCTCAGATACAAGAACAACGGACTCTGCCACGGATAGTGATATATCATATAGTATCTTTCAAAAGATTGATATGACTGGTATTGGTGTTCCTTCTGACAGTGCAAAACCATTCACTATGAAATATAACCCTGATAGCGCAGAAGTAAGAATTGATGGGGAACTTCAATTTGTGGGTCGAGACAGTGATTTACCAAAAACTAGTGGTAGAAGATTTCCCCCTACACCAAGCACAATATATCCAAAATCTACAACTAACAGAGTCGGTTTTTCTCTTAAAAATTTACAAACTGATTCGGGTTGGGTTGCTGGGTCATCGTATCTTGACATTGGTTTGAGCGCTGAATGGAATGATACAATATGGGGTAGATATAAGAACACATTTAGCGATACAACTATCAATGGTGAAGGTTATACTCGTTTCTCAATAAAGGGAAAACAAAAAACGTCATACTTAACCGCTCCACGAGTTCATGGCGTCGATGCGACTGGCGCGGAATATAACAATAGTAAACTTTCAACTAGTTCTACTTTTCATGTTCATAAAGATAGTGTAGGTGATACACTTGGTGATAGAATTGGTTCACTACCACAAAAGTGGGTCGGCATCAAAGGTCGTATAGACCTAGCGGACTCTGCAAGATTTGGTTCTTCTCGTGCGACTCACGCTGCTACAAATGCATTAATGCAAAAACATGTTGAGAGTGATGGTAAGTGGACTATACAATTTAATTTTGATAGTGATACAGAATTTCAAGTTTATGCCATGGGGACAACCAGTTTTCCTAGTTCTGGCAATACAACTAAGTTATTTCCTACAGAAGATACAATCGAAAGCACTAACCTTGCGACTGAAGTATTCCTTCGACCAGGCGTAAACTTTCTTCGTTCCCGAGCTACTTCTTCGACTACTGCCGCAGAACAACCGATACCAGATAGTGCAACAAGGGAAATCCTTCAAGGGTTAAGTGCAGTTTCTGTTTGGAATGGTAGAATTGGTGGTGAGTTTGGCCCGTTTCATAAAAGTGGAGGTTCATATCAACCTATCGGCGCTGACTCCGCAGACGAAATTAGTCTTATATTTAAGAATGACTTTCAGGGTTTTCAAATTGCTGACTCTGATAAATTAGACGAAACGATTGGGACGCGAGCTCGCAACCATATTTCATCTGATTCTGATGCGATTGGTTCAATTAAGATTTTTTCTGCCACTGAAGGTAATCCAACCACTCAGGGTTATACGGGTAACTGGATTACTAAAGGAACTGCAACAGATACAAGAAAATCAATTGTTGACACAAACTATACAAGAACCCGTGTATCAACATACACAAACCTAAGAACATCGGAATATACTACGGTCTTCTCTGAAACATATGATAGAACTCGAACTAGTAACTATTCTGTTGGTTTTATTGGTAATTATACTGGTGAGTTTGATAGGACACGAAGTTCTGAATATATTTCAAATTATACCAGAAACCGCTTCTCAACTTTTACTCGCTCGTTCTTGGGTAATTACGCTGGTAACTTTGAGGGTAATTTTGTTCAGAACTTCACAGGTAACTTTGAGGGCAACTTTGCTCGGAACTTCGCAGGTAACTTTGTTGGTGACTTTTTGAGAACATCAACTGTATCCGAAACCGACCCAGTATCCGCCATTCCATCACAGGGTTTTGCGAGTGATGACAGTATTTGGAATTACAAAACCGAAGCAGAAACCGCTATCGCTAGGGCGCAAGTATATGGTGGAATGAGTGGCCCATCATATGTAAACTTTGAAATATGGGTCGATGGAGTTCAGATGTCGGTCTCTAGTGGCGGACAAGGCGACCCAGAATCGATAAGTCATGGCACATCTTCGAGTGGAACATTTTATTCGTCTACTGGTCAAGAGTTTTCTTTCTCTTCGGGCGATTCATTCAAGTTAAGTAACCTAAATTCAGCGACAGGGCCTGCTTACATTTACTACAGAGTTAAATTGGCTGGCACACAGACCGCCAGTTACACAGGTAACTATACCACAACATCAACGAGAACTAGAACTTCTTCATTTACCAGAGATTCAACCAGAACCTCCACTACTACTTCTACTGGAGATTCAACTAGAACCTCCACAAGAACTTCATTACAGGATGTAATTTACCAGTATATTGGTGACTATACACGCAGTTTCAGTAGAAATTTTGTAGGAAACTATTCAAGAAATTTCAGCAGAACTCGCCCAGCGTCTTTCAGTAGAGACTTTACTGGTAACTATACAGGTGATTATAGTAGAAACTTTGAGGGTAACTATACGGGTAACTATACTGGTAACTTTACAGGTGACTATATAGGCACTTATACAGGCGGTTATATCGGCAACTACCTGAGGAATTCGACTATAAGTTCGGGTAGTGCCTATGGAAACAACCCGTTAGGCCCGCCTGGCCAATTCTATTGGGCGGTTGACGCGAATGCCTTTTACGATAAAATTCAAGTTGTGTGGGATGGCCAGTTTCTGGGATATAACACCAGCAACTATAATAGCATAACAACACTCTACTCGGCGGGCATTGCCTATAACACCTTACAAGAGAATCAACCAACTTACAACTATAACACATTTATGAGAGGTTCGTTAATCACAACCGATGTGTCTGGTAAAAAATATTATCGGATAGTAAAAGCTGGAACTTATACGGGGAATTATGCTGGTAACTATGGTTCAGCCAACTTCGATGGAGCTTATATTAGAACTTCAACAAGGTCATCGGTATTAACGTCTTTGGCAACTCGAAGTAGTAACTTTTCTGCTGACTACGGTAGAACAAGAACATCAGAATATTTAGCTGGTGAAAACTTCTCTCGCACCTTTACTGGTAACTATACGGGTGACTATACTGGTAACTTCTCTCGTAATTTCATTGGTAACTATTCCAGAAACTTTACAGGTGACTATACTGGTGAGGCAATCGGGACAACCAACACGACAATTCAGACTTATACACTCTATGTAAAAGTTGGATAAATACCGTTATGGGAACAACTATATTAAGACTGGACAGTGCGAGTGCGATTGACGGTAATCTTCATCAGATGGATTCTGCTGATGAGGAATGGGTTGCATATCAAGCAGGACTTCGTATTGCAGACTACCTCCGTGGTGATTATGGTTCAAACCTGAGTTTAGCTCCATATGCGGTCAGTGATGCATCTGGTAATGCAAATACTATTGGAACATACACTGATACTTTTTACACAGGTTCTACTGGTTCAGCGCCTGGTTCTCCCACAACAACTAATACACCCATCTATCAGAAAACTGGTAAGACTGTTTTATCAACTGATAGACGTTATCCTGTTGAATTTGTTTCGGGAACACCTAACCAACTAACTGAAATGGATTCGTCCGAAGTTGACACCATTGCGGGTAGATTAAAAGAATATCTATTCGACTCCGACAATCAATGGGCTGGTGTTATGAAACTTGGTCTCAGCGGTTCTACACCGAGCGCAGAGTATACACAGACAGAAACAACACTATATGGAATTGCTTTTGCGGATACGATTGGGTCATCACAAACACCGTATAAATTCTATGTGAAGAACTATGTGACATCGGGTGATAGTGCATCTATTCCTACACAATCACGTCCAGTATCATTGAAACGTGCCTCTGGTTTGACAGGCACATTTCAAGGCATTCAAGAGATGAATGACTCTGATATCGGGGAGACATTTGGTCGTGCAGTCATGTCCAATGTGATGGCAACAACAAATGGTATTGGCGCATATCAGTTGCGTAGTGCGACTCAAGGCGCACCGACTGATACGGGAACTTGGAAAGCAATGGGAACTGCAACCGATACAAGACGGGCGGTTGCTCCTCAAGCCTCGACTAGAACATCACAAACAACTAGAACTTCTTTGTATTCCGCTGACTACACAAGGACGAGAACTTCTAATTATACATTTGATGTCATTGGATATAGAAGCCTGACGTATGTAGGCAATTATACGAGAACTAGAACTTCCGCATTTTCAGCTGATTATACGAGAACTAGAACTTCTTCGTTTTCCGCTGATTATACGAGAACTAGAACTTCTGCATATTCAGCTGATTATACAAGAACTTCAACAAGAACTAGAACTTCCGCATTTTCAGCTGATTATACAAGAAATTCTACGAGAACTAGAGCTTCCTCATATACAAGAACTTCAACAAGAACTAGAGCTTCCTCATATACAAGAACTTCTACGAGAACTGATAATTTTACGGGTGACTTTACTGGTGACTTTACTGGTGACTTTACTGGTAATTATAGTAGAACGTTTGTTGGTAACTTTGCTGGTAACTTTGCTGGTAACTTTACTAGGGGTTATGCTCGATTCTCAAACGGAAACATTATTTACGGTGTCGCGACATATTATGTCGGCACTCCATTTACAAGAACTTCAACGAGAACTTCTACTAGAAACGATGTTACCGCATATACCCGAAATTCGACGAGAAACTCTACTGCAAACTCTACTAGAACATCTACAACGACTCCTAGTTTTACTGGTAATTACTCTCGCAACTTTGCTGGCGATTTTGCTGGCAATTTCTCTCGTAACTTTGCTGGTGACTACACAGGCAACTTCACAGGCAACTACAGTAGAGACTTCGCTGGTAACTATACAGGCAACTACACAGGCAACTATTCCAGAAACTTTGCTGGTAACTATACAGGCAACTATTCAAGAGACTTCGCAGGGAACTACACAGGCAACTACAGTAGAGACTTCGCTGGTGAATATGCTGGCAACTATTTAAGAACGTTTATTGGTAACTTTGAGGGTAACTATTCTCGCAATTTCGCTGGTAACTATACAGGCAACTATGGTAGGGACTTTGTGACTGGTAACTTTACTGGTAATTTTGTAGGCGCGGATGTGATTGGTTCTGACACGGACATAATTGAGGTATATACTCTCTATCTGAGGTGTGCCTAAAATTCTTATATATAATTACTAATATCATTTATGGAGAATGAAAATGACTAGACGATGGTTAGATAATGCATTTTGGGAAACTCCTCGAAAACATGTTCTAAACGCAATTTCTGAAGAAGACCTTGAGGATGGAAAGAAAAAGACTCAAGTCTATAAGGTTGACAAATTTAACAGTGACGGAACTGAAAATGAAGTTTTCCTTGAAATTGTAGAATTCTTAGGCGAAGAAAAAATTGAAGCGTCTACTGAACGTAGAATGAAACGCAAGGCGGCCGAGGCTGACGCTGAGAAACAAAGAAAAGTCGAAGAGGAACGCGCAAGAAATCTCGAAAAACTTTTCAAGTATAAGTTAGAGACTTTTGAAATTGAAGAAATTAAAAACTCTAAGAATCGTGTTTTAAAATCAAAACTTCGTAGGTCAAAATCAATTCCAGAAGTCAACCTATATGCTATTATGATTGTGAAAGAAGTAATTGATAATGCAGAATCAAACTAAGGGTTTTGTTATTGTAGCGTCAAAAAATAAAAACTTCTACATATATGCGGTGAACCTAGCCGAATCGATTCGTGATTTTTATCCTGACGCAAACATAACATTTTTCACAGAAGAACGTTTTATTGATAGTCGAACAGATGTGTTTGATGATGTAAAACTCTGTGGTGGTGGTTATCGCGAAAAACTGTGGGGAATGGCAGAAACTCCTTATGATGTCACAATGTATGTTGATGCAGACATGGATTGCGAACATGAAGATATCATCAAAGTCTGGGACGAACTCAAAGACTATGACATGGTATTCCATGAGTTGACCAAAGAACGTGAAAAGTTTTATGCTGTCAGATATTTCAACTATGAAGGAAAACGAGAGATGTATAGTCTCTGCGGTGGTGTATGTCTATATCGTAGTTCCAATCCTCTGGTCAAACAATTCATGCATGATTGGCATGAATTGTTTTTGAAACAATATAGCGGTGACTGGAGACCCGAAGGTTTTGAAGAAAAAACTTGGAGGAATGACCTTCAACATTTCGACCAGACAACTCTTTGGTGGTTGGTAAATAAGGTAGACAAATATAAAGACCTGAAGATTGGTATCTTCGAAGATGATATTCGTTGGAATTATTTTAGTCAATATTCATATTCGGCGACAGGTATGCTTAAATCTAAGTCGGGCAAACCACCGATTCTAAGACACTTCTCGGCAACATTGCAGAAAGATACTCCTATAGTATGACCGAACACAAACAAATGATTGATATTCCGATTAGGAATCAGACTATACTTGAAGCGCTAAATCATTATCTCTGGTATTACGAAAATGCGAATTATGTCAAAAAAGTTTTACACCTCGATGGTGGTAAAGACTCTAATGGAACTCGTGAAAAATACACTAACGAAAAGTATCGTGACAATATTATAGGTTTACACGAAGGTCATGATGGATATCCAGAAAAGATATTAGGATATCCACTCAAAACTGACCAACAAAGACATTCAATAAAAATGACACCCCAAGAAGAAGTGGATTTTCGGAGAAGAGCTGGTGAGAATAGTGAACGTCTTGGACATCTACTATTCGTGAAGAATAATGCATTGACTCAATTATATCCGCCAGGCGGTTTTATCTCATGGCACAATAACGCGAATGCGCCTGGGTATAATTTTATTTTCACTTGGTCAGAAACAGGTGAAGGTAGTTTTTCATATGTTGATGGTAAGACTGGTGAAGAAGTTGTCCTACAGGATAAGCCTGGATGGCAATGTAAAGCAGGATACTTTGGTCATTATGGAGAGTCTTGGGATAAGTTGTGTTATCACAGTGCAAAGACAGACTGTTGGCGTTTAACAGTTGCCTACCAAATAGATATGTCTGATATGGCATTAGATATACAAAAAGATACCATCGAAGAAATAATGTCAGATTTCTAGTCTCGTTGACGAATAAATCCTTATAAATAACAACAGAATTTGTTTTTATATGGGTATTTAACATGTCAACTAACTACGAAGATATTGTCATTAATCAGGGAACAGATGTCGCCATCGAAGTTGAACTGGTTCATGACAGCGGTAGCGCTTTTAATTTGACAAATAGGTCAGTCACGGCAAAAATGAAAAGAAGATATGCTGACTCGGCTAATGACCCAAACACCTTAGAGTTCAACTCTGTTATTGCAACACCACCTACCGATGGTATTGTAACCCTATCTCTAACGAACACTCAAACCGATACACTCACAACGAGAGGTCGGTATGTTTATGATGTTGAGTTATCTTATACTGATAGTGACTCAAACACTATCATTGAGAGAATACTTGAAGGTCAAATCGAAGTTTCACCATCTGTAACAAAGTAAATAAAAATGAAAATTATTTATCAAGACCCTACGATTAAAATCAAAAAAATAAAAGTAGGAACTCCTGTCAAAAGAGTTACCGCTGGTGCTTTTGCCATTACCAATTTGGGTGGTGTGGATGTAACCGCAAATGAATCTGATGGTTCAATTCTGGCATACAATTCAGTATCTGGTAACTACGAAGTAACTAATCTTAGAGGTGACGATAATGTCACTGTCACATTTGATAGTGATAATAACGATTATACCTTTGCTTTTACCAACACGACATTTACTGGCTCTCTGATACCAGATAGTAACGAAGCATATGACCTCGGCAGTTCTACCAATAAGTGGAGAGACCTGTTCCTTTCAGGAAATACAATTACTCTGGGGACACTCGACCTAAAAGACAGTAACGGTAACTTTGTCATTATTGATAGTGATGGTGGTAAGACTGCTGTTAGTATCAAAGTGTCTACGACAAACAGTGACATTCTATCATTCGATAGTTCAGAAGGCATATTAAGTTTCAACGACTCCGATGTCGCGAGAACAGATATTGCGGAAACATTCCACAGTGACCTGAATGTCGCTGGTAATCTGACTGTATCTGGAACGCAGACTTTCACTGGGGGAACATCCGCAGATAGTTCCACAATCACAAATGGTCTCGCCGTTGGTGGGTCTACTACGATTGGTTCTAATCTTACGATTGGTGGTAATCTGACTGTATCGGGAACACAGACGATTGTCAACACAGAGACAATCCAACTTGCAGACAACACCATTGTTCTGAACTCTAACGCAACTGGTTCAGCCAGTGAAGATGCGGGTATCGAGATTGAACGTGGTGATGATGCAAACAAGTCACTTCTGTGGGACGAGGCGAATGACTACTGGACAATCGGTTCAGAGACATTCCAGACAACTGGTAAGATTCTCTTTGGAAACGTATACAGCACAGAGGGTGACCTTCCAAGTGCGTCTACCTATCATGGTATGTTTGCACACGTTCACGCAACGGGTCGGGGATACTTTGCACATGGTGGTTCATGGCACAGACTGGTTGACTCCTCATCTACAGGTGAACAACAAGTATACAAACTATACTCAAATCAAGCAAGAATTGATTCTGCAACTATCACCAATCTGGCAAACACTCAACTCACTGGTTCACAGGCAACCTTTGATAGTGCCAATATCGGAACACTGAAGTTCACCACACTGACCAACACGACAAGTGATATCACTGAAGGGACTAACCTGTATTATACTCGTGGTCGTTTTGATAGTGCGTTGGGTGATACAACATCTATCGGAAGTATTCGTGGATACTTCTCCTCTGCTGGTGACTTGTCCTATGATAGTTCAACAGGTGTGTTCTCCTTTGATGTAGAACAAGTCTATACCAAATCTAATTTCGACAGTGACTTAGGTGCAGCCCTTGACGGTGGCACAGGTATCACTTACGATAGTTCGACAGATACGATTTCTATAACGAACACGGGTGTTGCCGCAGCGACATATGGTTCTGCATCTCAGATTCCTGTCTTCACAGTAAACGCACAGGGTCAACTCGACAGTGCGGGTTCAGTCGCGGTTGCGGGTGTATCCTCATTCTCATTCGACTCTGCAAACGGCAATCTCTCCATCGGCACTGCTGATGGTGCAACATTCCTCACAACGATTACACTCGACCCATATACAACGAGTAATCTTGTAGAGGGAACAAATCTTTACTATACGACCACAAGAGCGGATAGTGACTTTGATGTAAGACTTGCAACCAAAACAACTTCTGATGTTGCGGAAGGCACAAACCTCTATTACACAACTGCTCGTGCTGACTCTGATGCGAAGGCATCTCTCCTTGTCAACGATACGGGTGGTGATGGTTCACTGTCTTATGATAGTGCCACTGGTGTATTCACCTACACAGGGCCATCGTCCAGTGAGGTTCGCGCACACTTTAGTGCTGGCGGAGATATGACATACGACAGTTCAACGGGTCGTTTCTCGATTGATGTTGAACAAATCTACAGCCAAGCAAACTTTGATAGTGATTTTGCGACACGATTACAGACACAGATTGATAGTGCGGGCATCAGTGTATTAACGACTACCACTGCAACAGTTACCAATGCCACGATTGATTCGGCAACGATTACAAACCTTGCGAACACTCAACTGACAGGAAGTCAGGCAACATTCGACTCTGCGACCATTACGAACATTCGTTTTGATAATGTAGATGCACAGACAACAACTACGATTCGTAACTTGTTCTCTGCATCGGGTGACCTGTCATATGATAGTGCTGCGGGTCAGTTCTCATTTGATGTAGAGAGTGTATACACAAAGGCAAACTTTGACAGTGACCTCGGCGATGCAAATACGGGTCAACTACCTGAAGGCTCTAACCTCTATTACACTACTGCAAGAGCAGATAGTGACTTTGATGTTAGACTTGCTACTAAATCAACAACTAATGTTGCAGAGGGAACGAACCTCTATTACACCACTGCGAGGGCAGACAGTGATGCGAAGGCATCATTGCTTGTAAATGACACAGGCGGTGACGGGTCACTCACATATGACAGTTCATCAGGTGTATTTACATACACTGGCCCATCTGCATCTGAAGTAAGAGCGCATCTGACTGGAAATAAAGGTCTCGTATACAACTCATCTACTGGTGAGTTCAATGTGGACTCTGCAAATCTTGTCACACTCTCAAGAAATGCTTTACAATCTGGAACTGGTGTCACCTATGATAGTGCTGCTGGTCAAATCAGTATTGGTCAGGCAGTCGGAACAACAGACGATGTGACATTCGGTAAGGTCACTCAAGATAGTGCAGTATCAAAAGGTATTCGGTTTGTTCCACAGACCAGTGCATTCTCACAGACTGCGGGTTCAGTATATTTTGACTCTGACCGTGACAAAGGTTTATCGGTTAGACTTAACACCCCCGAAAATTCCAATCCAGACGTAAATCTAAACATCGGTCAGGAAACATTCCTGTATGTGAAAAACGAGACTGGTGCGGCAATCAGTAATGGTGATGCAGTATACATCTCTGGAACTGAAACTGACGGGCGCCCACTTATTACGAAAGCAAGAGCAAATACTTCTACGAGTAGTGCTGTGTTTGGCCTTGCGACTATGGACATTCCAGATGGCGCACATGGTTGGGTAACTCGTTATGGTCTGGTTCGTGATGTCAATACAGGTGGAATGACAGAAGGTAATGTTCTGTTCTTGTCTCCTGACTCTGCGGGTGTTGTAACAGAAACAACTGTGACGGTTGATACTGGTTTCCCACATCATATTGGTCGCGTTATTGTCGCTGACTCAAATAACGGTGTTATTCTTGTCGATGGCTTGAGTGAACACTTTGATGACTTGCGTGTTGAGAATAAACTGAAAACGACACAACTCGTAGCAGACTCCGCATCACTTCTGAATGTTCAGTTTGATACGACTACATTCTCTAATCATCAACCATATAGTGAAGGCTTATTGTTCTATGATAATGAACACAAGAATCTAAACTATTATAATGACATCAATGGACTTCTCATTGAACTGGGCACACAAGAACATCAAAGAGTGTTCAACAACAGTGGTTCGGTAATAAAGAAAGGTTCAGTTCTTTACTTCAGTGGTAACTACACCTCGGGCGCACAAAATGTTCCGACTGTCGCACTTGCAGATGCGTCTAGTGCTTCTGCATATAATTCTCAGGGTCTTGCAGCACACGACATTGCGAACAACAGTTATGGTATGTTGTTGCTACAGGGTCAGTTGACCGAAGTAAATACTGCAAATCTAAATGCTGATGACCAGTTCTTTGTATCTGCCGTAACTCCAGGCGGTAAAACAAATACACCTCCAACATATCCAAACTTCCCAATGTGTATGGGTTGGGTTGTTGTATCTGGTGATTCAGATAACGGTGTAATGATGGTCAATCGAGAGAATCACTCGGTCAACTCATTCCGTGTTCGCACATCTGCACACATCGGGACGGACTTACAAGTCGATGGTAACCTTACCATTCTGGGTAGTCAGACTACTGTGGGTCAATCCAATGTGACACAAGGTGCGCCATTCTATCGTCTCAATGAAGGTGATGCGATTGGTGAAGCAGGAACGACATTCACAGGAACGGGTCTTGACGATGCCTTCTTCTCTGGTCACTTTACAGGGACAGCAGCACAGACCTACTATGTTCGTATTGATGGTGTAGGAACTGGTGCGGGTGGTGTTGATACCTTTGCTGTTGCACTTGGAAATGATAGTGCGTTTGCCTCACCTATACTTACAAAAGTTGTAATCACTGGTAACGCACAGGAAATTCATTCAACTGATAATATTTCGGTTGAGTTCGGTGCAACCACAGGTCACGACTCAGGTGATAGATGGGAAGGTGTTGCGTCACCTGTAAATGTTGATACTGGTTTCTTCACGAATAGAAACACAGGCACATCAGGTGTCGGTTATACCCATATGGGTTTCTACTTTGACATCTCTGACGAGAAATGGAAACTCCTTGATGAGTATGACTCAACACCGACAGGAACTATTAACGCTGCTGACTCTTCATTCAGTCTTGCAACACTGGTTGCAGAAACCTTTGAAGGTAATCTGATTGGTGATGTAACAGGTAAATCCCTCACAACCAATGCCCTTGATTCGGGTCAGGACTTCTCAATTAGTGGTGACATCACCGCTTCGGCCGTATCATTTGATGGAACGAGTAATGTAACACTTAGTGCTGCGATTACGGCTGGTTCAATTGTTAATGATGACATCAACGCAAGTGCCGCAATTGCTGATACAAAACTCGCAACGATTTCGACTGCGGGTAAAGTTAACAACTCTGCGACTACTGCGACAAACGCGAACACGGGTTCTGCGATTGTTACTCGTGACGCATCTGGTAACTTCAGTGCAGGAATTATTACTGCTGACTTTGACAGAAGTGCAAACACAACGGTAACGGCAGGAACATATGGTTCTGCATCACTTGTCCCAGTCCTTACGGTTGATGCAAGTGGTTTTATTGACTCTGTAGGAACTGTATCTGTCGCAGGTGTATCCTCGACAGCGTTTGATTCGGGAACAGGTGTCCTTACTATCAGCACTGCTGATGGTGGTTCGTTTGCAACCAATGTCACATCGAGAATATCAAATCTTCCAGATAGTGACTTTACAATCAACGGTATACTGGGACTAAGCGACTCTTCTGGTGCGGCTGCACCTTCGACCATTAGGTTTAATAATAAGAGAACCGAATTCAGAATGAATATGGATTCGGCATCTACAGGTGAATTACCAGCGTCTTTTGGTGGTGGTGAAAACAGAACATTTGCGTTTATCAATGCCTCAGGCGGTGACTCTGACCTTGTAATCATTGGTAAGGACTCTGATGCTGGTGTAGACACTATTCCAAACTTGAACTATGGTTACTATTCGGATAGAGACATTGGTTCTTCTTTCATGAAGGTCAAAGGTTACGGTAGTTATATCGAAGCAGACTCAATGTCCTTTGCCCCATTAATTGCTGATGCTATTGCTTCTAGTGATTATAACGGAACGACAGGGGGTGACCAAGTTGGTCGAGGCGCTTTTGCCATATCAACTAATTATGGTTATATAGACAGTTTTGGTGAAATACTAGAGGCGTTTAATGGTAGACGTGGCCCATCACTGAGTATGGGTAGACACGTTGTTATCGGCAATCACAACCTTCGCGCTCATGGGAAGAGACATCATTTTGGTGGGCTGGTAGCGCCAGTTCTCGACCAATGGTCTCAGGCTTTATCAAGCAGCGAATTACGGCAGAATGCAAAATATTCGGCAAGGATTGCATCTAAACTTACAACAGGTTCGACCACCATTGCCTTTGAGATGGGTAGAGATAGTGAACATGGTAAGTTTAGGAAGACGCTTTGGGATTCTGCTTACTATTCCTCCAATCCATACGGCGGACACCAAGTTCTACATATTGGGTATCAAAACGCCGCCGGCGGCAATCATGGTTACGATGGATACAGAGGAAGCAAAGAAGGTAGAGATGTTGCTAAAGTAACCGCAGGAAAAGCAAGAAATTGGGACTCTGCTAAAGATAAACTGCAAATACAAATGCAGGCGCTTCATCCACAAGGGTTAGACCTTCACGCTCAAACAAGTTATGATTATCGTTTAGACGCGTATCCAAAAACGGCAATTTATGTGGAATCTTTCTTTGACTCAGACCAGAGTATTCTTGACAGCGCTGAAGAACGAGGCGGGTTTGGTTTTGAAATCCGTAAGAACATATTCTCCGGCGGCCGGGGTTGGGCAGACTATCGAAAAACACCAATGTCAATCCTAAAATCAAGAGGTGATGGTTCGGTATACCTTAGAGATAGTTCGGTAGGTATAGGTGTAAACGATGGTAGTGGTAACAGAATTACAAAAATCACTACTCCATTACTCGTTAATGATAAAATATCACTAAATGACTCTTCTGGTTTCCATGCACGTTCTAATATTCAATTCAATAATAAACGACTTGAATTTAGAATGGATATGGACTCAACGACCACGGGTGAGATGCCAAACCAGTCATTTGGTGGTGGTGACAATCGCGCCTTTGCATTTATTAACGCATCGGGTGGTGACTCTGACCTTGTAATCATTGGTAAAGACGAAGACCGAAGAGCTTCTACTGATGTAGGATATCTTGGATATGGTTATTACTTTGACGGTGACAAGGGCAGAAGTTTCTTGAAAGTCAAAGGTCGCGCTAGTTATCTAGAAGCAGACTCTATGAACTTCACCGTTCTTGACAGGATTGCAATTTCTTCACCTGATTTAGGTGGTGACCAAAGTGGTAATAAGATTGGGTCATATGCACCATTTGACTACTTGACTGAATATGGCGGTAGAAGAGGCCCAGAAGCAAACTTGGGTAGACATGTTGTTCTTGGTAACTACAACTTACGCGCCCACCGAGCAGATTTTGGTGCAAGACATGCTGAATCGACATATGCCAGTGAAGCGGCAAGGATTACTTCTAAACTCGTATCGGGCGCATTAACAGTCGCATATGGTATCGGTAGAGATAGTGGACTTGACTATGCTCGTGACGCTTTTGATTCGTCTCAGCGCGGTGGCAGTAATCGTTCAACTCATGATGTTATGAGTATTGGTTATCAAGGTTTGGAAAATAACGATGCGACTGGTTGGGATGGATACAGAGGTTCTGCTGATGGTAGAAAATTCATAAACCAACATGGCGGCAATGGTGTTCTTGATTGGGATAGTGATACACTTACAGTCTCAATGTCAACATTAAGACCAAAAAGTCA